AGTTGCACTGGTTGGAATGGTGTAGGCTGAATCAAGCCATTTGTAAATGCATATCCCACCCCAGCATTCTGAAATGCTTGGTTAATCTTTATAATGATTGCCTCAAGAGTGTCATTGTTCTGTACACCTATATAAAGAAGACTCTCGCCTGTGTAAAACACACACGTGGAGTTGAGGAATAATGGGCAAGGTTCAGATCCGCAATATACTTCTGCCATGTTTTTGTTGTCTTATGTTTTCAGAAAATATAAAACCTAGAGACTATACTGCCCCTAGGTTTAGTTAACTTCCTGTAGTTATGTAAAACTAATCAATATACGTTTATTTCTCAACAGGTTAAGTGTAATTGTATTACTTACCAGGAGTCTTTGATACTGTAATGTCGTATTCTTTAGCAAACTCTTCGTCAATCATTGCAGCATAGTTAATCAAAGACTTTGTTAATGGGAACATCTTAGCCAAGTTTTTAATTGGTTGAGCATCCCTTTTCACTTCTTCAAAAGACTTGGTTGGATCAGATACATCAAAGCCTGTCATCTCTTTTGTTAAGTGTGTTCCAAATCTTGTAACATCTGTAACAACACCAATAGCTGGTAGTAGATTACCTTCTAGTATATTCTGGAATTCGAATGGGTTAATAAAGAATGTTAATTCACTTACAAACTTGTCAACTATTCTTTGACTATATCTGAATGCATTTTTCTCAGCTCTAGTATCATCATCATCTGGACCAATGATTCCCATTGAGAAGGATAAACCAAGCAATGACAATGTTAAAGCAAGTTCTCTTAATTGATTTCGAAGGTTAGTTCTAATCAAATCAATGAATTCTTCTCTAGTCATGTTGAGAGTTTCTCCAGTTCTTTGTAGATATTCTTCAGAGAACTTCTCAAACATTTTGTCTAACTCAACCATTCCTTTTTCATTGAGTTGCATTATGTTAGTTATGTTACTGGAAAGCTGAACAATACTTGTTCCCAAGACATACATGAATAGTCTAAGTCTACCAATATCATATCTTTCTCCTTCTGTTGTACCATCTTCATTAATAGTTACAGAGAAGTCATCAGACACCTTCTTCAAATGATCAAATCGTGTGAACGCTAGACCAGGAATCCAGTTCTTGAATATCATTGCTGACTTCATCCAGATATTCATCTGAGCTCTGTTCACATTTTGTGCGTTGATACCACCAGTTGCATTTGTTGATATTCTTCTAGTGAGTCTTGTCAGTCTTTGAATCTCATCACGATTATTCAAATCAAATCCAGGAATAACAAGATTACCATCTTCTAGTTTCATAGTTGAACCAATTGATTGTTCTTTCTTCAATTGTTCAATCTCAGATTCAATCTCCTTGTTAATTTCTTTCAGCCTTGTTGCAGAAGCACCTTTTCTTTCTTCTGCATATTTTCTTTTTACGACATCTCGAATGTTCACAAACTTTCCATCTTGAACCATGATGTTGTCAAGAAGAGTCATGAATACAGCCTTTTCTGTAAACTGTTCAGGAGCTCTCATGAAGAACATTAGATAGTCTCCAAAGTTTCTTTTTGTAAGTTCACTCATTCCAGCCTTCTGCAAAGCTTCATAGTTTGGATCTTCTCTAAGAGGCATGAACTTATCTATAAGCTCTACAAACATGTCTTGCTTTTCTTTACTTGCTTTGTTTCCAAGTATTTCGTATTGCTTCTTAAGCACCTCCCCACTGTTAAAATATACACCAGACTGAGCAGCCAATTGAACGTTTGTTCCAAACCAGTTCACAGCACCAGATACAAACTCAAAGCCAAGTGCTTTTAATTGGAAATATCTGTTCATTGTTTCCATTGACTTAACAAGAGAAACTGAACTTGGCTTATCCTCTATTGTAAATATTTCCTTTCCTCCAAAATGCTTAGCTGTTTTATTCACAGCCTTCTTCATGTAATCAACTACACCAGTGGATATTGTAACATCTGTATCATCTAGTGGATACTTTTGATCATACAATACAGCTCTCATGAACTGATCATAAATCTTAGCATTCTCTTCGTTTCCTTTTTCTTCTATAACTCTGCCATTTTCTACAACAACATTTCCACTTCTGGAGGTTTGTAGATGATGTTCTTTGAAGGTCTCTATATCCTTTACAAGTTTTATTTGGTCCTCCACCTCAGACAAATACTTATAGTTATTCATGTGTCCTATGTAAAGGATCATGTTAGCAAATAAGTCTTCGCTCACTTCAGAAGTATCCACCTCTCCACCTGGAAGTTGTGTAAAGTCTGTAGTGTAGTATTTTGGTATACCGTTCTCAACTTCACCTGTAAGAGCATCAATGTTTCCATATCCAATATCGTCAGCTCTTATAGATAGTTTGTTGCCAAAGTTCATCACTGTGGACAAACTAAAATCCCAAGCCAAGCTTTCTGCCATACTTTTTCTCACCCACGGTAAGAATGTTGACACACCTTGGTTGCTTAGATATCCTACATCTTTGGCTTTCTCATTAATCTTACTTATGAAGTTATATAGCTCAAGTAGTTCTGGATCTTTTTCCAGCTCTCTATATTCTTCAGATAACCACTTATCTTTTGGATGACGTAGTATCACATAGTTGTTCCAACCAGTGAAGTCTGGTCTTCTCAAATCCCACTTTTGTCTTTCCTGAAGAATTAGTCTATCCCTCATTTCTTCATTGTTGGCATAGTCTTTTTCTATTTGAGCTATTCGCTTCTCAAGAAGAGCATCTGCTTCTTTCAAATAAGCTTCTACATCAATATTATCCTTTAACCATTGCTTACTTCTATTGTCTTCAAGGGAGTTGTTCTTAACACCATCTCTAAACTCAGGACTATATTTATAAATTAGTTTATTTACAAAATTACCCTTATCGTCCTTACGATAAATTTTCTTAATTAATTGTCTGAGATCTCCTCCTCTGCTAGCCAGTTTTTCTCTAATCTTCATTAGATCCTGCACCTCATCTTTTGCATCAGCGGATGCTCTAACCTTTGCATTTTCAGTGAGCTTATAAAGAATCTGTACAGATGCTAAAGGTATTTCGCTAATAGATCTAAACAATGATCCTAGTCCTTTCACTACAGCTGATGGATTAAGGAGACCAGTTACAAGATTTCTCAATCCCATATACTTGTCTGCAAATTGTCCAGCAATCTCATACACTTGCTCTCTAGATTTTCTAATCTGCGTAGCATTCTTAGTAAGGTCTTCTAGCATTTCTTTTCTATCAGCAAGCTCTTCTTCAGACATGTCCATTTTCTCCATGTCCTTATTGTAAATGAGATCGCCAATAGTATCACTAATCTTTCCAAACACTTCAGCAATTGCTAAATAGTCTCTTAGATCTGAAGAGAAATCTGATAGTTGTTCGTTAGTAAATTCGTTGGACTGAGGATTAGCATCCTTATAGATCATGTTATAATCACTGATGAGGTTTTCTCCCTCCTTCATCATTACTAACACTACATCAACCACAGGTTTAATGTTCATCGTTCCTTGAGCCATTCGTATGGCTTCTCTAACAATGTTTAGACGCTCTCTCTTGAACTCACGCTCCTCATCAGATGTAGCCTTTGTCTTAGATATTCTATCAAGAATTGCATTTAATTCTCCAATGAATTTATCAAGACTCTTGAATCCTGTGCTTTCTGTTTTTTCAGAAACAGGAACAAGTGTTAAGTTTTCTATTTTAGTTGTATCAACAGAACCAATGTTTATTCCTGTAAGAGTAGGTTTTGAATTCTCCACCTTCTTATCAGCTGGTTTTATCTGGAAAAGAATAGGTATAGCTCTATTCATTCCCACCTTCTTAACACCATAATTGGTTAGAAGTATATCACGATATCTTCTTAGCTGTATACCGTATGCTTCTTGCTTATACCATTGAACATCTCTCTGACCTTCACCAACACTCATGAACTTCCAGTCAACGATGTGACCAGTTCCATCTTCATCAACAATTAGTAAGTCAATTGTACCAGCTTCTTTTTCTCTAGCATCATATACCTTCACTTCAGAGAAGACAAGAATGTTCTTACCTCCTTTAGAGCGAGCTTCAATCAGGTCTGTGTAATAGTTCTCAATCTTAGCATACACTTCAGCATCCACCCTATCTCTTATGTCTGGTCTAGCGTCAGGTGTTGCTTTTCTTGTTCCATCCTTGTTAAAGAATCTATCATGAATCTCCTCAAAGTATCCATGATATTTTACACCAAGATTACGCTTGAATTCATTGAATGCTTTCTCTTCTTTAGTGAAAGCAGGATCTCCAAACTTGTCTTTGTAATATCTTTTTACACGATCAGTTACACGTTTTAAAACACGTGTATATGTACCATCTGGTTGTTTGTATTCGTAGAAGTTACTTGCATCAGAATCACCAAGAGTAAGAAGATCTGTTGTAGGATCAACATCCCCTTTTCTTAAGTTTTGAGTTGTCTCAAGAATTCTTCTCTGTATTTCTTTCTGCGCTTTTGTAGGTTCTGCAAGTTGGAAGAATACATCTCCCTCTGTAATTTCAGACACCTCTCCTTCAATCTCTCCCTCTATAATCTGCTTTGCAGTTTCTTCAAATATGCTAATATTAGAAGACTTGTACATTCCTCTGAAGAAGTCAGTGATAGCATTCCACCAACGTCTGATGATTGATCTATTTTCTTCTTGTAAAAGCTCTGGGAATTGTGCAGCATCTTGACCTCCATTGATAATCAATTCAGAAATCAATCTATCAACAGCTTCCTTCTTAATCTTTCTAATATCAGGTTTTCCATTAGGAAGCTGATAGAATTTATTGTTCTTATATTGCTCTAATGTTTGTGCGTAAATCTTAAATCTGTCAATCTTTGATATCATCTCAGTGACAAGACTAGGATTCTTTTGTTCAATGATTGCTGTAGCAACGTGAACCATCTCTTCCGTAAGAGCTACATCTTCTTTACCTTCAGCCACAGCAATTACACCTCCTACAAGATCTGCAACAGCATTAGCTCCAGATACATCTGTAGAAGACTTTCTTGCGTAATCAGTGAGTGATTCAATATTCACTCCCATCTTCTTCAAAATTTCTTTCACCTTAGAAAGAGTTTCTGGAGAAGCTACAGATGATTGAGATTGTTCTTGTTGAAATAAAATAGATTGATTCTCTGATTCTGGAACATTTCCATCATACTTATCCCATAGATAGAAAGCAACATCTTCTCCTCTAGCTGCAACTAAAGATTTCCATTCATTAAGACTTTTATTAGGACATGTAGCCATTAGCAGAGTGATTTCAATATTTTACCTATTTGTTCTGGATTGTATCCAATTACCTCAAGCATTTTAGAATTAATTTTTGAGGATGGATAAGTTTTTCCATTTTTCAATAATATGCTAACTTCTTTAGAAGCTTTTGTTTTTGCAACCGTTGCAGCTTTTCCACCAGTGAAGATGTTAATAATTCTTTCGTCAGCTGCTACATTACCCACTTTAATGAACCCATTATCAATCTGTGACTTCTTCTCAACATCGTAGAATTCTTGAGCTCTTTCTCTAGCACCCCATGCGTTTACAGCTTGATAGATGTAATAGTCTTTATCATTAGATGTGTGAACAAATGGTTTACCATTGTTTTTCACTTTTCTAAACAATCCACGTTTGATGTAAGAGAAGTCTCCCTTCTTTCTCATCTCAGCTTTCTTCTCTTTTGTAATACTAGCGTCTTCCCACGAATATACGAAGAAATCAGAATTAGATTTTCTTCCAAGTACGCTAACTGAAATGATTGGAGGGATTTGATTATTTTCCACTGCTGACTGAACCTTTTTAGGAAGATACTTCATTGCTGGATTATAATCCATCGTTCCATCTTTCTTCCTAATCCATCTAGCTTTCTCATAAGGAACTATGTCATCATTTCCCCAATTGTTTCTTTCGAATACATTCAAATCTGCAAATGTTTCTAGATTATCAAGACTCTCAAGTTTTTGAATTGTATCGTTGTAGATATCTTCAAAATCTTCAAAAGGAAGAAGTGATGTAAATGATAGTCTGTTTACAGAAAGTCCAGACTGATACAAGGCCAAAGTCTTGAACTTGTTGTATTTGGCTATATCTCCTGTACTCTCAAGATATTCTTTAAGTTCTCTGAAGCTGTATATGATGCTATTCTGATCGTATATTTTATTTGTTGCTCCTTTAATCTTAATGTTGTTAGCACTTTCTGGAGAAGCTTCTGGTGCAAGCTGTGGTACAATTATGTTAACAACATGATTGTCAAACAATGGGTGATTAGGATTTGCTTTAATCTCCTTAATCATTTGCATGATGTCATTAGCATATCCACCATCAGAAATCATTGTTTGAAACACTCTGTCTTTGAATGCTGTATTTGTTTGTACAGCGTAGTCAAATAAATCAGCTACGGCTTTCTGTGCTAGTTTAACAAAGTCACGATCATTTAGATCAACGTATGGTTTCAAAACTCTTTGTATAACATTTCTCACTTTGCTTTTATCAGAAGCAAGAATCTCAGCTACGCCATCTCTTGTTTTGTTCAACGTTTCAGCTGTTGTTCCAATGAATGAATTATCCAATATCTCATCTACAGAGCTGATTATAGTTTGTCGAGCTCTAACAAGCTGTTCATGTTTTTTAAATAGTAGATATGGGTCATTGAAGTTAGATGTGTCATAGTTTGTGCCCTGCGTAACAAGGAACATGTGTTCTGCCATCTTAGCATACTTCAAGAACTCACCAAGAATAAATTGTTGATCAGCTTTCTCATTTGGCGAAAGATCTTCTACACTCTTACCAACCATACTTCTTAGAGAAGCAGTGTTTGGTATTATATCTCTAGGAGCCATTTTTGCTTTTGGATCAAAGCTATCCATAGCAATTGATGCAAAATCATCTATGAATAACCAAGAGTAACCAGCGTTCTCAATAGTTCCTAGGTATTGACGAATGATTGGTTGGTTCATGAAATAAGATACAGTGTCAATAGGTACACCTATCTTAACCAAGAACAACCATGTAGACGCTACGTTTGGTGTAGCACCAAGTTCCATAATCCAAGGTCCATTTGAAATGTCTACGTAACCATCAATGAATTGACCAATGATGTCAGAAATAAACTGACCATCAGCATTCTTAATCATTGACATTGTAGCCTTACCATCAAACTGATTGAAGTTTTGGAACTTCACCTTTGCATCACCAAGCCATTTTGCATCTACTGGAGATACATTCTCCAGTCTAGCAGGATCTACAAATGATGCAAATCTCTGCATGAGTGAGTGGTTTGTTTGATTAACAGCTGCAATACCAATTGCATATTTACCAGTTACAAATGCGTGACGTAGTGATGACATGAAGTTTCTATCCAACATGTTACCTACGTTTCTATAGTTGTAAGAACCACCTACAGTTTTCTTAGCAATCTCTTCAGACAATGCTTTCATTTGATCAGCAGAGTTTGGAGTCATTAACTTATCGTAGTTCTCGTCACTCTTAATTAGATTCTCAGATGATTCGATGTAAGCATTTTCTAGAGATGCTTTGTACAGTCTCTCAGCATGTTCTTGTATGAATAACTCACTCAAATCTTTTGTCGTAAGTTCTTCAACTTTTTTATTTAAGTCCTCAATTCTTTTGATAAAAATTTCTTCAATCAATTGAACAGGTAGTTGATTATTAACAAGATCATTAGCAAACCATTGTCTGAATATAGGAATCCATTTTTCAGTAAGTTTATCTGAAGCATTGCCTATAGCAATATCTCCAAATATTCTTTGGAGGTTAGATTGTTTAGCAATCTTTTCTTCTTTGATTGTAATCTCCGCTTCAGTAATTCTTCTTGATAGGTCTTTAAACTTATCAATAGCCTGTTGACCATAACCTTCAAATGGAACAAGTTTAATGTTACCATCTATGTCTAGATAAACATTTTTCAAATACATTGAAAGTTTATCAATGTCAAAGTCAGATCCAACCTTAGCTACAAGTGCAGAAGGGATAACTACAGAATCACGAAATTCTTTTGGTAAGAACTTAGCAATCTTGACTGCATCAATTGAGTTTTGGTTTTGTGTAGGGATACGGAATGCAACACCAAATAGAGCAGATAGTTGTTTCTGACCCTCTTTTGTATTGTTAAAATAGTTCATGAGCTCTTCATCAGAGAGAGGGCTATCAAACCATCTACCAATCATCACTTCAGCTACACGTTCTCCATCCTTCTCATAGAACTTCAGTGTGTCAGAAACAAATCCTTTCTTACCATTGATTTCCTGCACTCCTATCTTATTTGATTCTAGTAGTGTGGAAGGAATCTGTACCTTCATTCCTCCAGATATTTTTGGAGAAACCACATTACTATCAACAATAGAATATAGAATGTTTCTCACTTGCTGATATGCAGGTGTTGCTTCAAGAATAGTTTTACCTTCAAGGAATGAGTCAAGTGATTTAATCACGTTGTCATTCACTTCTCTCTTTAGCATCTCTTTTCTTAATGTATCAGCTGCAACAGAGAAGTCAGTTATTTCATATTTTCCTTCTGTCTCTACAATACCAAGCTTTTTCAATAGAGATTGGTAACCAAACTCAGTCATTGCTTGTAGCAATTCTCTGTTGTTCTTTATTTCTTTGTAAAGCTTAGACTTTTCTTTACCAGCTTCGTCAAGAGCATTCCATGCTTGGTATCTCTTATTGAAGTTTGTTTCATTAGGCATGAAGTCAACAGGAACACCAGCAGCCATGAAGTCCATTGTCAAAAGCTTTGTCATTTGAGAACCTCTAGTAACAAGAGCTTTTTCCTTAGAAGGAACTTCTGCCTGTATGGCCATAATCTTGAAAGGGACATTGATAACATTCTGACCCTTTTCATCATCTATGTAAGGAGTGTTGTTGAATGACCCATCAGCGTTGTATGTAGAATGTGGATTTCTTGCTCCAACCTTTCTACCACTATTAAATACAATGTAATCAATATCCTCTCTCTGCATTTTATCATAAAGCTTCATTGCATTAGATGTTGAATTCACCTTATGCATAATTCTAAATGATAGAGGATAAAGGGCAAACTTGTCAAGAACAACTTCATTATATCCTTGCTTATTGTCAGTAGTTCCAGCAACAATTGGTTTTACAGGAGTGTAAGTGCTCTGATCACCAGGATTGTTTTCTTCAAACTTATTAATTGTATCTAGATCTGCTCCAGATTTAACAAGCTCCTCATAGGCAACATCGTGTCTATATTGAAGTTCATTAGTCTCTGTCCACTGACCCGCTCTAAACTTTAGGTTTCTATGGGCCTTCATAGAAATTATGCCTGAACCATCCGTCTCTTTGTATGATTCGTAATCTTGTCCAGGAACATCCACAATACCAATTACATCAGAATGTGTAACTGTTCTGAAATAGTTTCTATTAAAGTCTGTATATCCAACATCTCCTTTTTTAAATCCTGCATTCAATACATTTTGCATTGCTGCATTTATATTAAATCCAACAGTTAAGTTATCTGGATCAGACATAATAGCTTGTCTTGGAGAGCTAAAGCTTTTAATACGCTTAAGTTCATCCTTGTATTGATATGGATCAGAATATATAAGCTTGTGCAACTCAATGTTAGCAATCATGTAGTTGACAGTGAGTGCTGACAAGTTGTTGTTCAATGTCTGCTCATTCATTGATTTGCTCAATGAATACATTCCATCTTCACTAGTTTTGATATTCTTTAGAGTGAACGATGCACCATCGTATTGAAGAATACCATACTTACTTAATGTATTTCTAAATGCTTCTGTTCTAGATTCAATATACTTCTTTACAGCAGTTTCAATTTTCTTTTCAAACTTGTTATATACAGCATCTGCATCAACCTCTTTAAAGGCCATAATTTCATTGTGTAGGTCCTTACCTAAGATATCATAGAAGAATCTAAGATTGTTTCTCTCAGACTCTCTAGATCCATCAACAACTCTATCTGGAGACTTAGCAAGTTCGTATTCAGCTTTGAAATACTCTTTGAATATTTCCATCACCTTCCCATAACCCATGCTCATGTTTTTAGATGATACATGGTTACCCATCTTAATCATCCATTCAATAGAAGCATCTCCAGGAACAAGGTTTAAATAATATCCATCTAGGTTAAGATTAATTTCTTGTGTCAGACGTTCTGGATAGTTTAGTCTAGCAGAAGGTTTTTGCTTACCGTTGATATCATTCTTAGTACCTCCAACATATTCGACTGTCAATAAATCATAATTAGGATTTGATGGAGAAGTCTTCTGTCCTCCCTTTGGAAATAGCTTATTTAATATTACAGAAGAACCTTTTACAAAAGGATCCATTACAAGGTATTTGTAATGACTTTCTTTAACGCTATTATCACTGAGATTTTCCACAGAAGATATAAAATCTCGTAAGTCGCTTAGTGGATTTACGCCAATGTAAGACTGTGTACGCTCATTTGAAATGTTAAAGTATGTGCTTTCAATCTCTGGGTTGGAAGATTTTATTTTTAAAATAGCAAGTTCTGTAAGTCTTCCTTGAATACTAAGTGTCTTCTTAGAAAGGGTCATTAAAACTTTGTTCTTAACAAGACTGTCTCTAATACCTTTTACAATTTCTCTAAATTTAGTCTTGTCATTATTGTTAAGTTTTTTGAAATTGTTCTTATCAAACTCAACACCAATGTCATTCAGGAATCTTAACATTGCATTGTCATTATCTGCAATGTTTGAAGAATCGAATTTTAGTTTGTTAATAGAATCTTTTGCAACATAAGCTTTTTCTGCAACACTATATTCAAGATATCCTTTACCATCTCTTGCAGACATTATGATTCCATTCTCATAATCATTTGCAATCTGTGCAGAAGCTTGTGACAAGTTTGCATCACCAACAACTACGTCTCCATTCTCAAGAATGAATACGTTCTTAACTCCTGGATTTTGTTTTTTAAATGTACTGAAGAAAGAGGATAGCAATTGAATGCTATGAGGATTGGTTAATTTTTTAAATTCAAAATTACCATCGCTTGCTTTCTTCTTAGCAAGTCTTTCATATAATCTAGAATAGTTTCCATCCTCTATAGCAAGTTGTTTGAGATTTTCCATCATCTCATTCACATCTCTAGATGCATGAAGTTTATTCATTACAGTAATGAATGTCTGACTAAGAGGTAGCAATTCATTTCCACCAACAGATGTAACCATTGCTTCATCAGTACCATCAACATTCTTCTTCCCTGTTGTTCTAGGAAGTGTTGCAAGCAATAGTTTTATTGCTGAGTTTGCTTTTCTAAATGCATCAATCTTTGTTGCATCTGGACTGATTTCTCTGGTCTTTTCTTCATCACGGATTTCAAACTCCTCATTCTCATCAAATTCAATTTGATACTGTGCCATGTACTCTTCATACTTTTTGAAGAGCTCATCCCATTCCTCAGCTACTTTTATATTAGTTTGTTTTAAAAACTTATTAAGTGTTTTATATTCAAGGTTTGATATCTTACCTGCTTTTTCATTATTAGCATTTGCTACTCGTAAATCATTTATAAGTCCATTCTGAATTACCACACCTTGCTCATCTCTAAGATGATTTCCATCTTCATCAAGTTGTCCTAGAATTGTGTTACGCAATTCATTGTACAAATAATTTTTAGAAAGTTTGTTAACATTAAACAAGCTCTGATCAGTGTTTCCAAGAAGAGACAAGGTTTTATAAGCCATGTGTTGAATTAACTCATTCTGTTGCTTATAAGGAATTGTAATTCTCAACTCATCTTCTTCTGTAGCAAATGCATCTTCAATGTCTACTATCTGAGTAGGCACGTTCTCAAGTACTCCTGTTGAAGGAATAGACTTAGCATAGTAGCCAGTGCCTATTCTTTTGAATAGTTCTTCAGTGTTGATAGTTGCATCTTTACCTGTAAAGAATTTCTTGATGACATTAACAATATCAGAGAATAGTCTAACTATAAAAGGTCTTCCATCCTTTGGTTTCGTAGGCACCTTATTGAATAGTACATAGTCTCTAAACTCTTCAGCAAGTTGTTCTTTGATTTGCTGAGGTGTGGCTTCTGAATATTTAACTGTCTCACCAGTAGGTCTATCAACAAATGTTCCTGTTCTAGATTTGAACTCCTTAATAATAGATTGTTGCTCAGCTGGGTCAGTGAACATCTTCCATACAGCTTCAAAAACTTCGTGGTAGAATGTACCCACCTCTGCATTTTCATATACATAGATTGCACCATTCTTCAACATGCCCCAAGCTTGAGCACCATTAGTAGCTTGAATTAAATTCTTAAGTCTATATAATGGAACACCAGGAATAGCTTTTTTCCAGAAAGCTTCTATTTCATTCCAGTCCTCAATCTTCATAGACTTGGCCTGCTTCTCAACTACTTCTCTGTAGTCAGCCTTATCGTTCTTTGGATTAGGGTTAAATTTATTTAAAATATCATCAGCAGATTCGTCACTTTCTTCTTCTTCAATAATAGGTGGTTGGTTGCCAAATAAACGAGCTCTAGTTCCTTCAGTCTTAGATTCTTTAGGTTGTTCAGCCTCTTTAGTAGCAGGAGTGCTAGCTGCTTGTTTTCCAAATAATCTTTCTCTGGTTTTCTCAGTTTTAGGACTTGGTGTTTGTGATTGAATTTGTCTTTGAACAACCTTAAGAACCATTTCCTTAATAGCAACTTTTGGATCTTTACCTTCTTTTTCAAAATCTACCATGACAGCAGCTAAGTCATCAGACTTATATATTTTTATATTTTCTAATGTTGGATTTACAGAAGGTGCTGCGAAAACAATAATTCTATTTGTCTTAGATGATCTTAATTGATTTGGTGTTTCACCATCAAGAATTAATGTAGGCTCAGCACTTTCAGTTGCTACTGGTGCAAGCTTAGTTTCTTTCTTTGCTTCTGGAATAATGTAAGCATCCTCAGTGTCTGTAGTGTAGAAGTAGATTCCAGATCTGTTTACATCACTTGGTCCTTCTAGAGGACGCATGTAGGTAGAAAGAGGAAGTTGTTCTCCAGATCTTTGCTTACCATCAGGAGTGGTTGTAGAAAGTAAATAGGATTGATAGTTTGGCCAGGTAACAGATTCAATTGTACCATCTTCAGAGATGTTTGTAATCTGCTCATATTCTATTCCAACTTCTCTAGCATATTTACCATTTACATTGTGATACATTCCTTGTAATGTAGCAATGATGTCCTCCTTGTTTTGTAAAAGACCTGATGGTGTGAATGGGAAGGCTGCCCCTTTTCCAGACATGTACAACTTCCCATCTCTGAAGAAGACGCTACTAAATCCAGCTTCTTTAACTGGTATTCCCCAATACACAACAGATTTCAAGAATGATAAAAGTGTCTTACTTTGATCATCATTAACACCCTTAGACTTATCAAGAGCGTTCTTTGAAAACTGTAGAATAGCGTTAAATATTGTCTCAGCTTCTTTTCTAGTATGTTGTCTATTGTTCAATGGAACAAGTCCATTGCCCATATCAAGAAACACTCTACCTGGAGCAGACTTAGTTACACTTATGCCTCTAATGATAGATTCATCACTTGTCGCAACAGTGATTATTGGAGAGTTGTCAATATCGTAGTCTGTAACTAGACCAGCATCTTGAACACTTGTTCTAGTGTCGTAAAGTTTCTTTCCTTCTGCATCTTGGTTAACTTTTGGAAAACCAAATGATACATCAATAGAATGGATTTCAGAAAGATCTTCTATCTTGAGAACTTCACTTCTCCATTGAGCATATTGCTTTCTAACTTCACTTCTTACATTCTCTGAAACACTCTCAGCAAACATTGACTTATCACCGTAGTCTCCAGACCACTTAAGATCTTCTAAAGGAAATACTTGGTAGATGGAGTTGTTAAGAGGATCTTGTAGTTGTTCTTCTGTAAGAGGTAATCCACTCTCATTAACCAATACAGGTTCGCCAGTTGACATATCAACCATGACCATAGCAATGATCTTGTTTGCATCAACTGTTTCATTAATACCATTCTCATCAGTTCTCAAGAAGTCCATCAATCCAGGAATCAATTGATCCTGGTTCTTTGAAGTGATGTAGACACCTTTGATGTTTTTCTTTTGATTTTCACCAAACGATTGGAAGTTCATTCCAAATCTTTGAGCTCTCTTTTGATGATCCTTCCCTCTATCAACTGGTATTGTAGCTCTAGGGATAATAGATACAGGCTTCTTAGCATCAACCTCAAACTCCCTATCAAACACAACAGGAACTGGATTATCATTATCAGCAGTGCCTAAGATTTGTTTTCTTAGAGCATCACCCTTAGCAAGTTTTTCTTCTTCAAGAATGTTAGATTGATAATCTTGGTAAGCCTTCTTCATTTTTGAAAGAAGTTCTTCCTTGAATCTTAGCTCATTCACTTCTGTCTGAAGAGATTCTTTTAATGATTTTATATCATCTAGAACCTTATTTAACTTCTCTTCATTTACAGCAATTTCCATATCCTCCACTTCAGCAATGAGTCTTTCTAACTCACGCAAGTCTGAAATGAAATTTGGTTTTAGTTTTAAGAAGTTTGGATTAGCTTTCAGGAATTCATTGAACTCCACTCCCATGATTGTAGGAGCCTTTGGATAGTTTTTTTCAAACTCATCAATTACACTTCTCAAGAATTTTATAGCAGAATCAATTGTATTATCAATCTCATCTGCAAGTCTTGTGATTGCATTAATTTGTTTACCATTCTCCTCTATTGATTCTTTTAGAAGTTCTGTCTCAAACTCTAATTGATCAATAGTAGATTGTTGGCCTTCAGTAAATTCTGAAATGTTTTGAACTGCATCCTGCAAGTATGCAAGAAGTAACTCACCATCTTCTTTCTGAGATTCTAGTTCAGCAATTTCTTGCAATAGATCTTCCTTAGCTCTTGACAAACGCATTGCTGCATCAAGAGCTTTTCTTACAGAAGACTTTAGTCTTGTACCCTTCTTAGCTCTAGCATCATCTCCACCTTGTTGAATAATCTTATTGATTTTTTCAAGCTCTTCTTCAATAGTTATAACATCAGCTCTCTTCTGCTTAATTGTTTTTTCTAACTCAGCTTGTTTCTCAATAACCTCATTGTGGTAATCATTTATAACTTGTGCATAGAATTGTGAAGGAGCTGCATCTTTCTTTGCATCTTTAGATTGCTTAATTTGCTCTTTCTCTTCAGTGGTTAATTGTCTACCAAGAGAGAACATTGCTGTTTTAAATCCAGGTTTTGGTTCGAATGATTTTAAATCAACTGGTATTGATTTTACAACTGATTTACCTTTCTTACCCTTGGTGACATAAGTAAACATGAGTTGATTTTTATCACTATCAAACTCAAGTCTTCCTTTCTTAACACCACCCTTATCTTTACCCATGTTCCATTCTACAACGGTATTAGCATTCTTCATGAAGAATGCAGCTATGGGATTATTGGCAACTGCTGAAACTCTTCCTAATTTGTAATCCTGTAATTCTTCAGCATCAATATCTCTTTCTCCTTTGTTATCTCTTATTTTAATGGTACCATCTGGATTTTGTCCAAGAATAGTAAGTTTTGGAAAACGATAAATTTCATTTCCTTTTGGATCATACTTTACAACTTTACCTAGAAAGTACTCCTCACCTATTTTAAAATTTTTCTCACCATCCTTGGTTTTGATTTTAACTGTCTTACCAACTTCTTCTTGAGGAATAACTGTTTCAGGTTCCTTTTCTTTTGGAGTGAATTTCTCAGGAGTAGATTTCATCTCAGAATATTCATCAAGAAACTTCTTTCTCTTCATACCCATTTCAACAAGCTCAAACAGATCTTGAGTTAACTCATCCTCATTGATTGAACCTTTTGATTTGATTTCTGATAGAGCTTTTTCAACAGCCTCCTCTTTAGGAGTTCCATTCAACAATACATCATTGAATAGCTCAGCAGTATTTACACCAGCAGATATTAACTTGTTATTTAGGCTAGGTATTCTACTATCATAATCAAATACTTTAGAAGCAGCATAAGTGAGTTTGTCAATTACAACATCGCTATAAACACGATCACCCTTGTTATCAACAACACCTTTGTACTTTAGGCTAATATCTTGATAGGCTTTATCAATATAATTAGCTTGGTTTTCAATAGTTTGAAGTCTATTCAAGAATGATTGTCTAGTATCAGTTTGATACGCATATCCCTCTTGCTGTAATTGCAAAAATCCTTCTTCTGTATTAGCAACAGATCTAAGTTCTTCAAGCTCAAGATTTACAAATTCTGTAGATGTGTACTTGGCACGATTTAATATTGTGCCAAAAAGAAAATCAAACTCAAGATCTTTTGATCCTGATACATCTCCTTGTATAATCTTCTGTGCTCTCTCTTGTTGAATTGCTTCAGCAGCATTTATAACTTTTGAAGAATCCTTAAGTTTATCTTTAATCAGGGAGCTATTGAATATAGTGATAGCTTCATCTCTAAGCTTTGCTTGCTGACCACCATATCCAGTAAATCCTCTCTCTCTAATATCACCAGTCATACCAAGTGTTGGTATTCCAGATGTCATGATAGCTCCAGATACACCACCAATGAATAGGTTAAGTAAACCTTCGTCACTAGTCAATGCCTCTTTAGCACCATCAAAGAATAGATCATTTAGAATAGAAGCACTTCCTGTCTCATCAAGCTTTGAGAAATAGTTCTGTGTACCAACTTGTGCAGCATATTGTGAAGCCTCTTCGAGTGCTTCAGTTGTATTGAATGCTAATCCAGCAATGCTTCTAGCTTTATAAAAAGTTTTGGCTAATCCTTTTTCAGGAAGTGCTGAAAGATACTTCCCATCTTTAAACATTACATTGTTAACAATATTCTTTTCCCCTCTAAATGTAGAAGAGAATATTTTAGGAAGTTGTATAAAGTTAGAAGCTGATAGTAATCCAATGTTCAATCCATACACTGTTTTACCAGCTCTTTCTGCAAGATCATTAATATTAGCTAGATCATCTCCTTGTGGTAAATATCCATTCTCAGCAGTGTATTTATCAATCAATGATTGTCTGAATTCTTGGGAAGCATTAAGAGCTTCTATACCAGCTTCGCCAGCAGCACCAAAGGTTGCTACAATACCTCTTTCAGCTCCCATCAATGCTCTACCAGTAGCAACTTTAGAAGATGCTCCTAATTTATTTAGTGCATTGGTTATAGTTGATAGTCTTTGTGCCTGTGGAAGAGCATTAGCTGAACCTACAGCAGCATCAGCAGACGCTGCCATATTTCTTCCTTGTCCAACAAGTCTAGATGTCAAACCAATTGCTTTGAAGGCACCAGACCATGCGAAACCACTGGCATAAGCACCTACTGCAAATCCAAGATTTTTAATAATATTATCAGCTAAGAAGTTAGCTGTAAGAAGATTTTCTGGTTCCCACCAGTCACCATTTGTTTCTCTCTGTGTTTTATAGTTAGCAAATGTTGTTTCTAGATATTCATTATTGAAATCATTCAGTTGTTTAGTAAGATCATTATCAAACATAGAGGAGAACTTGCCAGTTCTTGCCCAATCAAAAGCACCATAAACTAAACCAGCTGTACCATTTATAAATGTCGAACCAGCAATACCAACAAACTTAGCAACACCATTGCCAAGTTTTTCAGCGGTTCCTTGGTATGTGGCATAAAGATCTTCGTTATCCATTCCTGGATAAACTTTATCATATCTACCTGAAGAATCAAGTCCAGCAGCTGGAGTGTATGTAAATGTATTATTACCTTGCCCTAACTTTGGGGCACCTTGATTCATCAATGTATTGAAAGTATCAATAATTGATCTTTGATTCTGAGAAGGTAATTGTGTTGAAGGGTTTTGATTTGACGAACTATTTTGTCCAAATACTCCTAATTCTTCTTCCATTAATTTACTGGTCTATTGAAAATCAATTGAACATTTTGGCTATTAAACCCTTGAGAGGCTCGATTAAGATTTGAGTTTGGTGAACCATTGCTCAAAGTAATATCGAATGGGATATCTCTGACCCAAGCATCATCCACTAAATTACCACTATTTTTATCAATAAGATAAAGTTTCATGAAAGATAAGTTTGGATCATTTAAATCTTTTTCTAAATCCCCACGAAGTGAATAATTAGAACTTTGGAAGTTTAAGAAATCACTTGGTGAAAAATATGTACTCATGTAGTCTCCAGAAGAATTCATATTGGTTGTTCCTTTTCTCAGCAGTAATGATGAAGGACCTGTAAATGAAGAAGATTGTGGAGCTTGAGTCAAGGTTAACTCTTCAAACTCTTGTCTATTTATTTGAATAGGAGTGGGTGCTTCTCCAGACGAAGGAGTGACATTAAGATAATATCTATCTGGCACACCCGCATTTCCTGGAATAGCGATTGCATTTCCTGCAAATTTTCCAGATAACACAATGCTAGAAATTTCTGAAACTTCGTCTGGAGCGATAGCTCTATAGTTTTCTAAAACTTTAGAATACTTAGCATTATATTCACCCTCTTTCAAATCTCCTTGAGGTATGTCAAACACAGATGGTTGTGCAACCATTCCACTCTTTTGCATTACACCAGCTAATATTTCGCTATAGTCTGCAACTTGCGAATCTCTTATACCATCTGATATATTTTCTAATATTGGAGAATTCAAAGTACCACCAAATACAGAATTAAAATCTGCGGAAGGGAAAAGTAATTTTTCTATATTATTTACTTTCTCAGCACCATACTTAGCATTAAGTTTCATTCTTGCTTGACTACTAAGCTTTGATTGTTGATCAGTTTGGAACAAGCTTCCAAATGTATTAAATCTTTCTGGACGAAGATTAACAAGATCAAGTTGATCTTCTGGCGATAGAGTGATTGATTCTCCTGTTTGTATCTTTATAGAAGTTGGTTTAACAGACTTCATAACTTTGTTATAAGCATCGATATCAATGCCTCTTGAAATAGCAATCTGATCAGCTTCCTCTCTTGCTGATTTCATTTCTGTCTCAAGAACGCTCAATGTTTTAAGTGCATCATTTTGTTTTCCAATTAAATTTTTTGCAGTTGGTGGCATGTTATCTGGATCTGTTCTCCATTTTTCAAGCTGAGAGATTGCAAGTTTCTCAACTGCTACATTGATACTTCCAGAATCTGGATCTACAACTTTAGCAATTTCTTTAAGTTTAACTGCTAGTCGTGTTTCATAAGCTGCGTCAGTTTCTCCAGCACGTTTAGGGTTTGCAGCTTTCAATGATTGAATAGCAATATTTTTATTTAGTTCGTTATAGGTAGATAGAGTGTTTGAAAATTCTGTGTTTTTACCTGCAAGTATTTCAGCAGGAGTTCCTAACTCTGTAATACCTTGTGGTAATCCAGATGTTCCAGGTCCAGAACCACCAAATAGTCCCCTTCTCTTTTTTTCTATATCAAGTAGTTTTTCTTCTTTGGTGAGCTCAAATGTTTCTTGAGCTCTTTTATTTTCTTGTGCTTTATAATAAGCATTTTCTTGAGCCACTCTTTCACTTAACAAAAAGTTCTTCTTATCCATTGCAATTTCAAACAATGGGTGAACAGAATACTTTGTAGAGACCTCTTCACTTGACAAGACTCTAGACATTATTGATAAGTAATCATTTGTAAAAAGCATTGCTTTAACACCTTCTGGATTACTTGCAAGTGACTTCAGTCCATTTTCTTGAGATTTTTTTAAATTGGTATTCTCCGTTTCAAAATATTCAATTTGTTTACCCAATGATTCAATGAGCTGTGGATTTTTTTTGGCTTTATTGTTCTCATCAACCAACGCAATTTTTAACAACTCAACTTTACCATTATTAAATTCAATCTTTTCATTCAAAGGAGTTACAATCTTTTCTCTAAGCTCTTCAGGTGTAGAATTCAAATACTTATATCTGCCTTCAATAGAAAGCTGTTCGTAATCTTCTGGAGTGAGAGCACCTTGAAAAGCAGAGAGCAGCTTTGCTGGATCTTTACCTTTTAAAGTTTTCTGAACTAGCATCTCATCAAAGATTGGATTGCCATCTTTGTCACGCTTTACTTCTCCTGTAATAGAATCTCTTTCAAAAAGATTATCTACTTCTTTTGAATCAATACCTACCTCTTCTGCTATGTCTTTAATCTTTCCCCATACGTCATGGGGAGTTTTATAATAGCCAGTATACTTAGCCCCAACATTAGGATCGTTAAACCATTCTTGATCTGATATATTATATAACGTGGTGTTTGCAGGATTATATTTTCCAGCTTCAGTATCTTTTTTAATTCTTTCTTGTAGAGCTGCTCTTTGAGCTGTTGATTGCATAGATGCAATAATAGTTGGGTCTTTCGCAATGCTACCAGCCATGCCTGCTACAGAATTAACTAGCTGATAATTTGAAAAGTCAGCAGCTGCAACAGTCTTTAGCTTAGAGCCAAGTTCGTTAAGTTTAGATTGTAGGTATTCTCTATCCTGAGGTCTAGAAATACTAAGCCCTGCAACTTGATCTATCTGAGACTGGATTCTTTGTATCCCTTGGTCGTAACGCTGTTGCTTCTCCATACCAACATTAACCATAGCCTCAACAGGAAGCTGTTGAATGTATGGGTTAAACTGAGGTATCGCATCTGTGAATGAAGCCATATTATTATTGTTTTATCAAATTTAGTAGTAATAGTCCAGATTACATGGACTTAATTGCTCTCACTATACCACCATTTCTGATAGTTGTAGTGTTAGTTGTAGTGACAGGAGTTTGGCTTTTCTTAAGATCAGCTAATGCTTGGAGTTGTTCATAAGAAAGTCCTGATATATCAGTGTTGAACTGTGCAAGAGGATTCATGTTTCCTGCTCTGAAACGTGGATCGAATCTGTAGTTATACATATTTTCATATGTCTGAAGAGTTCTATTCTCAGATTGGTTCTGTAGATATTTAGAAGCAATAGAACTAAGAGCAGCTTGAGCTGTAAGCTTGGTATTAGAAAGAGCCTCTTGCTGTCTTACATATTGTTGATCCATACCTTGCATATTTTGCAAGTTAGCTTGATCTAGAATATTTCTGTTATCAGCGTACACTTGGTTTTTCATAGCCTGGTTCATTCTAAACTGTTCACCAAGTACTTTTTGATTAGCTGCATACTTCTGTGCATTCAATGCACCTTGAGCAGCTGGATTGTATCCCATCATTCTTTGAGCAGATCTGTAGTCAGCTTGATTTTGATTAATGATGTCCTGAAGAGATATATCAAATGGAGCAGTTAGTTGTGGTTGAATGCTTTGCATTTGTACAGGGTCCACTTGGTTTGTAGCAAGGGCAAGCATTTCTCCAGATAGTTGACGTGGGTCAAGAGCTTCTGCATCAGTTGGTCTAACGTAAGGAAGAATCTGATTAACTACATCCATCCAGTTAATTTTACCTTCTTCATTTTGCGCTGCTTGTTGACCAGCAGGAGGCGTATAGAAAGGACTATAGAAAGGTCTGATCTGTGGAAGATTACCTAACGTTGGTTTCCAACTATTCATTTGTGCCAATGTTTGACGAGGCTTTTTAATACCAGCGTTTATAACACTTTGAGGAACCTGAATTGGACCAAATGGATTTCTATTAGCCATCAAGCTTGAAGCAGTAACATTTACTGGTTGAAGATTTACTGTAGGTGGTTGTGTAACACCTAGCTGAGCTTTCTTAATATTTACAAATCCTCCATCTTTTAATATATTACTACCTGGAGTCATGTTAATAGAAGGTTGATCTGCAACTTTAATAACAGATCTTTTTAGACCAAGTCTATCTGAGATTGGGGCATTTTTCAAATATTCATCAATTATTTTATTTGTCTCACCTTTTGAAACACCAAACGTTGGAAAGAAGACGTTTGAATCTTCTGTGGCTTTTGCATGACGGAACGGTTTAGGTAGAGCGCTACCAGTAGTTTTCTCAAGATCATTTACTAATTGAGTAAGCTCAGATGCTAGTAACTGAGGGTTTTGCATTTTATCAGCAAACCCAAGATTATTAGATTGTTTATAACCAAGGAATCTTAATTTTGATTCAGGATCCTTTTTCAACATTCTATTTATCATACTAACTGATAACGGATAACTATCACCAGACAAACTACCTGCTGGATAAAACAATCCTTTATCTGCTTCGCTTACATATCGATCAGCTTGACGGAGCATACTTACAACATCATTATCTCTTGCAAATAAAGTATGTAGTAACTCTGTAGCATCTTGACCACTTTCTACTTGCGGAAGAATTTTAGATCCTGAAAGTTTTGCACTAGTATATAAATCTATTAGCTTATCGCCAACATTTTTATAAAATGGATATGAATAAAATTTATCAGGATCTCCATAAGTACCTTTTGTATATATCTTCCCATCTTTTTGAATCAATGCATCAGACCCCCACGAACGAGAATTATCATTCATTATGAAGGTACCTTCTACAGGGTCTATTCCAACTATAGGATCTATGGAATTTGTGTAAGGTGAGAAATTATCCATTTTACGTGAAGGACGATTGATAGCATCTGTAACTTCTCGAACAAAGTATCCATGATCAAGGTCGTCAAATATCTGTTCATCACTGAATCTAGATGTTCTATTAGCATATTGTGCTGCTACATCTGGGTTACTCTGTAAATATGCTACAGTTGATGGGTCTCCTCCTAAGTTTTTAAGCTTTTCTATGAAATCATCATGTTTGTAGCCTGCTAAATCATTTAGTTTTCTATTTAAAGAAGATAATACGTTACTGTAGTCTGTTCCTTCGCCTAATGATTGAAGTTTATCAGCTTTTTCAGTTAGTTCATTATACTCATCATAATATTTAGAAAGCTCACTACTTTTAGCACCTTTAATTTTTGATTGGAATTCGTTAAGTCGTTTACCAAAATTTCTAACTTCTTTAACTTGATCAACTCCTTCCATCATAGGAACACCTTCCATTCCAACCTTTTCAAGTTCCTTAAGCGTTTTGATTTTATCTGCAACACCCTTAACTTGACCTTTAACATTTTCTATACTTATCATGTGTGGAGCAACTGCTTTTCCAGCTGCTTTTCCAACTGTTCTCGCAGCTGCACTAGCTGGTTTAATGAGTGGCGCAGCCATCATGGAGCCCATACCCAACGCATCTAATGTATTGAATGTTCCTTCTAGATTTTGCTGATTGAACATTTCCTCTCCTGTTATTGGATTATACCCACCAAGTGATCCATACCCAGCTGGCGAAAATGCAGAAGCTCCAGTAACACCAAGATCCAATAAAGTTTTACCTGTACCTGTTAAATTTGTAACAGGATCGCCTGCAAATCTTATAGTACCTGGAACTCCACTTGCTTCATATCCAAACTTCTCAACGTCTCTAACAACATTAGATATGTCGCTAGCAGTTTGACCTCTCTTACCAGTGGCTGCTAGTGCTCTAGTTGCTCTTCCTATTGGACTATCCTCATTGATGTATCTTTTCTGTTCATTAGAAAGAGATTGATAAAATGGATATTGCTCATCAAAAGGAGTTACGGTGAACTCAGGAAGTTCCTGACCTTCGTATATCTTACCACTAGCGTCTTGTGTAACTCCAGTTTGAGCCTTCTTGATAGAAGCTCCTTTCTTAGCCTGCTTCACTTTACCCTGTGCTAAATCATCAGCTACAAGATTGTATTCTTCAGCAGTGTCATTAATAGCAGATTGTAGATTAGCTAATTTTATTTTCTCATCAGCAATATTCTTGAGTTTTTGATTTGCCCCAAGAATGTTTGCTTTATATGATTGAAACTTAAGTAGGTCGTATGGGTTATTTACATCTAGGTTATTAAGTTCTGTAACAGACTTGTCAATAAGTTTATTTTGTTTCTGCTCAGTTTTAGATAGGTCAGCAACATAGTTTTTAAACTTCTTACCTGTTGCTTTAGGCGAACCAATCATCTCAGCTCCCATTTTTGGAATTTTCAAGTTACCATAAACTGTAAGACTATTATCTCCATCTGAGCCATTACGAAGTTGTACAGCTGGTTCTCCTCTTTCCACTTCTACAGGACTTTCACCATAGGTGATTCCAATACCTGTATTACCTTTTCCATCAGACTCATCATGAGACCTACCTCTAAACATTACAGTTTCTCCTCCTTCAGGAAGATAAGGATTGTAAGACATAGGTTCTGCGTGCCCACCCCAATGAGTTTCAAGATTGCCACCCATAGCAAACTGATCTCTTCCTGTATACATTGCACGTTCGCTAGGAGCTGTATAGCTTTTCAAATGTCCACCTGCACGTAGTGTATCCATTGTTGGATCTGGAGCAAACAATCTAGTTAATGGTATACCCTCTAGCTCTGTCGCTACTTGTGGATTTGCCATACCACCATCTCTCATATGAGAGTAGTTTTGTTGTTGCAATCCCTGGGTGCCTTGGTTAAAGGCCATTGATGTAATATTTCTATCAACAACACCTCTAGCTTGTTCTGTCTTTTCAGCTTTTCTATCTAATACATTACCAAGAGTTTGACCAGCAACCTTTCCAACCATACCTCCAACTGGACCACCAACTATATTACCAAGTGCACTTCCAACACCAGCACCTAGTTTTCCACCACCACTAACACCATATCCTTTTGGATTTCCTAGTCCAGCAGTGAGTTGAGAAAGAGCATCTCCACCACCTTGTTGTGCAAACTTGGTTATACCATTCTGAGCTTCTTCTAAATCTGTGTAGATAGTATTAGGAGCAAATGTATTTGCTATCTCTGTACCATTCTTTGCAAGGGTGGTTCCTACACCATAGATAGGGAAGAACTCTTGCCCTGTATTTATATTGTCTTCTGGACGTACATATTTTTTCTGAACTTGTTCAGGACGTGTCATAGAAGCTTGAAAAGCAACATCACTTACACCAGCCATTTGCTGGGCTTGTTTCATAAGTTGTTTCTCATCACGCATTTGCTGAATACCACCAACTACATCACCAACTGCTTGAGCAGCAGCCATTGGGCCACCAAGTTTATCTACACCTTTACCAAGTCCTTTACCAACTTTTCCAACAACACCCGCTATACCACCCTGAGCTTTTTTTAACTTCTTACCATTCTTAGCACCATTAGAGGCATCATCTGCAATTTTTCCTATTTGGTTAATTGCATCAACAACTCCTGATTTTTTATTAGGCATGTTTTGTTGTCCAGCAAGCATTGATTGTTGTGCTTGTGCATTACGCATATTTTGCGTTGATCCAGTTATGAACATATCATTCTGGTCATACAACTGTTGAAAGTTAATTGGTTGAGGATTAAACTGAGAAGATGAGCTTCCTTGAATCATAGCTCCAACTTGAGCTTTCTTCAAAGCTTTCCCATGAACCTTCATAAAAGATTCTTCCGTAGGGAATTTTTTGTAGAACTCCTTCTCAGACTTAACACCTGCTATCTTTAAAATTTCAGCCTTCATATCAGTTGTATTTATCCAGCCAGTTATCTTTGTCTGGGTTATTTGTAAAGTTAAGTAATTGATTTAATTTTTTCATTGGTTGGGCATCTAATTGATTGATTCCCACGTCACCACCATTTCGTTTGGTCTTAGGTAAAGATTTAACATAGTCAGCTATTGACTTAGCCTCTTCTGGAGATATCTTCTCTGTTTTCCATTCAATCTTTTCATTTTTAGATTGATCTTTTCCAAATGATTTTGGTGCAAAACCTTTCACTTTGTCAATATAATCAACATCATTTCTTTTCAAGTAGTAATTTACAAATCTTGGCTCAAGTGCTTTTCCTGGGGCATTATGCATCAAGGTTGTCAAATCAATAATCTGGTCTTCAGAAAGATCTGGATACTTAGCCTTCAATTTATGGTAGTTGTCGACAGCTAATGCCAATGAAGATTTAACCTGGCCTTCGAAAGAATCTAAATCGTATTTATAGAAGTTACCTCTTTGAGATAAGTCTTTTTGTTGGAATTCACCAATACTTCTAGGTGTTCTGTACGGATTATAATCAGAACCTTCAGAGTCAAGGCTTTTTACAAAGTCTTGATATGAGCTAAATTCTTTTTGAACATTATCAGCGTTCTTATCCCAATAGTCCTTTTTCCAATTATCTTCTTCACCAAAATTGTAATCATAGATTTCTCTAACTCTTCTCGCATAGGGTAAAAGACTGTCTGGAACAATATCTTTTGGATTAGATGCAAGTTTACCAAATTTAGTTTCTTGCCCAGCAATACCTATCTGATTCATTATTAATTTATTGAACGAATCAATTGGCATGTTAGAACCTTTACCAAGATCATTGTAGACAGTCTTATATACATCTGCATATCTTTGTAAATTTTTGTCTGGAGCCAATTCATTTTTAACATTCAATCCATCTACTTTATTATTAAAGAAAGTTAAGTTTGAAGTATCAAATTTTGAATATTGACCAGAATAAGGATTTTTACCTTTTAATACATTGATCTTGTCTTGGTTCTCCTTTTTTATAGATGTTACTTTATCTGGATCATATCGATATGTGATTCCTCCATCAAAAGTTTTATACCCCTTCTTATATCTGTTCATCAATTCAGATTCAGATAAATCTTCAATTTCGACTTTGTCTCCACCTGAGTTGTTCGCAACCTTAAAATACTTTTTTCCATCCTTTACAAATTCATTAACAATCAACACTGCATGATTTGGATAAAGATCATTTTCATTTCTAAAATCAACTTCCCCAGGAAAACGTGAACCCATGCTACCCTTTTTTCTAGCATATTGAAATATATCACCTACACCAAATCCTTCCTTCTCAGGATTAGATCTGTAATATCCTTCGTCCATTGCATTGTCTGCAAATGTTGCATTTCCAGTGTATGTATCTTTAGTCTGACCTTTGTCAAACTTCACACCTGCAATATTTGAAACCATATAACAAACTCCATTTATACAATTCATATCTCCCTCAGAGGTGTCGATATTATTGTCTTTGTAATATGGAGTGGTGTAGTTTTTTGATTTCAAAACATCATCATACATATTGAATTTGGACAAGTAATCTTGTCTTGAAACTTCTTGTTGAGCAGGAGTATCTTTCCCTGTTTGTGCAACAGGAAACTCTGTAACCTTTTTACCATTGAACTTGTAATTCTTTCCTGGTTGCATAAGCTTTGTATCACCAGTGTCAGAGATTCCAAGAAGAGGTTCGTAAACACCTTGCATTGTAATCATGTTAGAATCTATTTCAACAGGCTGTCCCCAGTTGTCTGGATTCCAATATCCTCTATTGTCTTTAGTTATACCACCATTCTTTTGCTTCTGTACTGGTTGATTTTGATTTAATGTAGATGTTACAGCAGCTGCACCTCCAGCAACTGGTAAAGTTACAGCAGGAAGTTTATTTAAAGTTTCACTCAAGATTTTGAAATTCTTAGGATTTTTTTCCATAATCTCATACAATCTTAGTTTGTATTTACTACCTCCTGTTTTATTGTAAAGATCATAATGGTCCTCTATCATTTGAGGGGTTATCTCATCATAGTAATCTTTTATTTTTCCTCTACGCAATAAACTTTCTCTAATCTCAGCAGCATAAGGTAGTTTCTCCATTCCTCCACTACCTGTAAGAAAGTAATCAAGAGATGGATCAAAACCATATCCCCAACCTTGGCTTATTTTTGAAAAATCAGCATCTTCCAATATTTCTTCTGAAGGATCTAAATCAAGTGAGCTTTGTTGTTTTTTTAATTTTAGCTTAGAAAGTTGATCATCAAGATTTGTTACTCTGCGACTGTTTCTTTGAAGGTGGTGACTAATCTCATGTGGAAATATATGCATTATATCTTTGGGAGTAAGATTTTGACCCACGTACATTACAGGAAATGAACCAGGATCATATCCTCCTTCACGAGCTGCAAATGCATTTTCTTTATCAAATCTCAAAAGATCATCACTTTCAACAAACTTTAAGTTTCTAAATTCCTCAATAATATCTTCAGGTGTTAGCTTTTTGTAACCACTAAGTTCAAAATTTTTCAAACCCTCTGAGAAGAATTCTCCCCAACTTTCTACTGGTTTTCCCCAAGCTTTATGACTTCTTCCAAAGTTTTTATTTATCATGTACTGAAGTCTTCTTCTGCCCTCTGGAGTATCAAGTCTATCAATGGTTTTTTGCTTTAATTCTTGAAGCAAATCCATTTGAGGATGATTTAATTCTGCAAATCGAAGTTTTTTATTAGTTACATCTGATGCGTTAGGAGTGGCTGAGGCTAATACATTATCTGCCATCATTTGAGGAGATGGTGCTTGTAAGATAGCTCTTTTACCAATTCCCTTTCCAAGATTTTCAGTGAGGTTTTTACCAACGTTTTTTACACTTAGTTTAAAAACGTCATCAGCTAATCCTACACCAGGTACAGCATTCAATGGATCTCCAAGAGCATCCATTCCAAAATTAGAAAGGTTCTTTCCAAATGATGAATAGCTATCTAACCAACCACCAGGTTTTTGGAATCCCCACGCCTCAGAAGGTGTTTGTTCTTTTCCTGTAATCAATTGCATTGCCTCCTTTTGTGGAGCACCCATCAACTCACCAACATGTCCATAGAATTTTGCCATTCCCTGAGACATGGCTTCTCTCATACGCTCATCCTTACCCTCTACAACAAACTCAGGAAGTTCTCGACCTTCATATATCTCTTCTCCACCATTCTGCATACTCTTTGGTTTCCAATCCAACCCATTCTGATAGAATTTCATTTCTTGACCATTCTGTGCAGAAGCCATTGTCTTCTTTGCATACTTACCATTTGATGGTGTGCTTCCTGTACGTGCGTATGTGAATCCTACAGAACCAGGAATAGAACCTCCCATAGCAAACTGTCCTCCCCATGCGGGAGAATAGTTTCTTCCTTTTGTGTTATATCCTAGTCCAACAAAGCCTTCAGGAAGGCTAACGTTTGAGTCATTAGCGTTGTCTGCTTTGCCAAAGTTATCTAACCATCCTTTCATATTACTTGTACGAGATTTGTGCTGGAGCTATAATGAATTGTGAAACTAAATGAGCGTCTGATTTATTATCAAGAATGTGTCTGATTTTCAATTCTTTAGCTCTGAGAGGTTCTTTCTTAAATGATCTTGATCCATAGTCCATGTTGATTTGATTCACTTCTTTATCAAGAGAAAGTGATTGACATGTTCTTACAAATAGTGGTATGCTCTTGTCTTTCACTACAGACCAGAATGTATTATACTGATAGAAGTTATCACTCTTAGTAAATGTAATAGTCTTGCTTTCAGCATTTAATATAGGATATTGTAAGTAGGATTTCAAATTATTGATTGGTTTTGGCACAAGTTCAAGCACACCTGTAGACTGTTGCCCATTGTAAAGAACAGCTTTATTAAACCAAACATTGTCAAGTTCTATTCTTGACACATCATTTGATATACCATAAGGATCATTAAAGTATTTATACACCTTGGTGTAATCCTTTACATTCTGTAAGATTTCATCTTGGTATTGATATGCAAAAGGATATTCAATAATATATGGTTCTATGTTTCCATAGAATATATTATAAATAGCATGATTATTAAGATGTCTCCATAAACAGGCTGTTTGAATAGTTTCTAAAGGAGTGTTTTGATATTGATCCTGTGTAATGGTTGTAACAGCAAATGATTTTTGATATGCACACTTTCCTTCAGATGTAATTGTAATCAAGTCAACACTATCATCTACAATGAAACTAATACCTGTAGTCACTTCAGAAAGTGTTATACCTGAGGCAATAATATTCCCATACGCATCTGTAATGGTGAAAGGCCCTGAGTTAGGGCCTGTCTTTGTTAGCTTTATAGTGATAGTCTTTGACATGTTATGGGCATCCAATATTTAATGTTTGTTGAATCGAAGCGTCATATGTACCTGGAGCAATACAACTTGTTATACTAGCTCCTGTGTATGTATAATACTTAACTGGTGAACCAGGAAGAACATACTGTTGACCTGCACCAAGAGTTGGCTGAATCAATGTAAATGCATTATCCGCTGGATCACATCCTGCAAGTTGATAATATGTAGGACATGTACTTGTTGTTGTAGTAGTTGTAGGAAATGTAAGAGTTATGTCTATATAATTACTACATAAGCCAGTGGACTTCACACGAACAATTGTAGTTCCTACAGGAGCTAAAGTTGTTGTATATCCAGCTAAAAGAGCTGTTCTAGACACACCTGTTACAAACGCTGTAGTGTATCCATCTATATCAGAGAAGAGGCTAAATGGGCCTGTATCTACCCCAGCTGCGCTCAATGTTATTGTTATAGTCATGTTTCAAATTTTAACGCTATTGCTTATTTATTTTATTTTAAGATGGCCCCCCACAACATTCACTAATACTTCCTGTTACAGGTATTACACTTGCACTTACAAATGTTGGACTTGCAGTTTCACCACATGTAGGAGCTGACACACACTGAATATCACTTGTAGCAATCAATACACTACCACTAGTTCCTGAAGATATAAATGTACTTTGTGTTGAAGCATCGCTATAATTTGCGGTCACATTTATATCAAATGGGGCTGCTATTTGAGTTCCACCACAACCATCGTAGAAAGTGATAAACGTATCAGTTGTACTTGCAAAATAACCAGGGCAATCAAAACATTCACCAGGAGCACTTTGAACACTTGTTATTTCATAACAATATGGAGCACTTGTTGTAGTGCTTGTAGTGGTAGTAGACGGTGGTGCTGTTGTAGTGGTTGTAGTAGTTGGTTCAGAAGTTGTAGTTGTAGTAGTGGTTGTAGTTGGTTCAATAGTAGTTGTTGTAGTTGTTGTAGTAGGTGGAGGAGGACTGCAATCACACTGCGGATCAAGACAACCAACACCTTGAGCAAAGAACCCACAATCATCACTTATAACTTCTGTAACACATGCAGTGAAACATAAGCCCTCGTCTTGAGAAGGTATGTTGTAAGTTATAGTTACACCATTTTCATCCTTGTATACAAATGTACATCCACCAAATGGAGCTGATGTTAATATATAACATTCAGCAGTAAGAGGTGCAGGTGTAGTGGTAGTAGTTGTTGTTGGAGATGGAGTGGTAGTTGTGGTAGTTGTAGAACTTGTACTGGTAGTAGTAGTTGTTGTTGGCTCTCCTGTTGTAGTTGTTGTAGTTGTTGTTGGTTCGGCTGTAGTGGTTGTAGTTGTTGTAGAACTTGTTGTACTAGTGGTTGTACTAGTAGTACTAGTTGACGTTGTACTTGTTGTAGATGTGGAGGTTGTAGATGTAGAAGTAGTAGTGGTTGTTGGTCCAACCAAGATACAATCTAAAGATACAATTACTCCAACACCTGCAAGAGAACAGTTTATCTCCTGAACTGTAGCTGTTATGTCACATTGCAAAGGAGCAACAGTAGTTGTTGTTGTAGTTGTAGAAGATGTACTTGTTGATGTCGTAGTGGTGGTAGATGGATTTGGAACCAACGTTCCCACTAAGAAATCAAAGTCTTCACAGCAGTTGTTTTGTCCAGAATAGAAGAAATTGTTTTCAGCAACATAGAAGTTTGGAATATAACTGTGAAAGCTTACCCAACTCTTTGTATTCATGTTGAAAGACAATGTCCATGATACATTACAGAAGTATTCTTCATCACTAAGACTAATGTCTTGTCTAATGGTTAGACCATTAACAACATTGTTGATGTAGAAACTTTGTTCAACTGGATCATACAGAATGTTATTTGACTTTGGTGCATAATCAAGTTTTGTAATAATCACTCTATCATATACAGCATCATATACACCATGTAATCCTAATCCTTTGAAATGATTATCAATCTTTACATCTGGGAAGTTATTGTCAATCATGAATGGTAGATGCTCAACAAAGAATCTATTCATTCCTGATCCAAATGCAGATAGGTCAATTGCCTCTGTTCCTGATATCAAGAACACTTGTCCTCTTTTTGCATCAACTATAATTTGACCTTGAGGAATCTTCAAAAGCATTCTATGTTGGCTTCCTACATATCCAAGATCAGTTTCAGCAAAGTCAATTGGAGGAGCACCTCTGAACAATAATGGATTACCTACATAAGCAGCTTGAGGGTTGCTTGTATCAATAGTCAATAGATTATTGTACATCAATGTCTTGTTCTCAAATCTGGCTAGAATAGCTTTGTTCTGTATACCATCTAAGCTTACAAGATTTCCATAGTTTTGTGGGAAATCAAAATAAGAAATAGCTCTATAGATAAGCCAGTTATTCACTCTGTTATCAGCATCGATATTCTGAGCATCAGAATAGATTGTTCTGAATGGATAGTTTGTGAAGCACAGTCTTGCTTCCCAATCAGGAGGTAAGTGTGTGAATGTGTTCTCTCTATTTTGCTTTGAGAATGTTGTATTATAGTAGTAGGTATTGTCTTGTGCAATAGGAACAAAGCTCTGCTGCAACCAGTCATCTGGAATGTCTGTACTAACATGTGGCCAGAAGTCTCCTTCTCTATTGTTGAATGCTTGTCTTAAATCAAGATTGTAAGAGCTCTCACAATAGAAGTTTGGAATACCATAAGCAAACAGATAGAAGTAACCGTCATAATATGTAACGGTTGAACTTGGTGTCACTCCCCCAGATCCACCTGGAGGGAAAGTTGTACTACTAGTAGTGGTGGTAGATGTAGATACAATCACATCTGTTCCCACTTCATTAGGACAATCAAAGTTATGTGCTTTGTAAGAAATGATGTTTGCCATCACTCCTTGTCCAGGAATGCTGTAGTTCTCGAGAATTGATCTTGCAGAATGCCAGTATCTAGGATATGCAACATTACCTATCTCATCATAGAAGATGTCGCTATCATCAGGAGCATTCACTCTATTATCAATAAAGAATGGAAGCTTTGTTTTGAATGCGAATCTGCTAATAAATGTATCACCACCAAACACTGTAGTGGTTGGATTAGGTGAGTTAATTATGTATTGATACCCTGTATCAATTGTTTCGTATGAATAGATTTGTCCCCACTGATTGATAATTATATCTTTCAATGATGCATAATATGAAACAACCTGTATAGGCTCCTCTTTAGCTGGTGTTCCACAGTTTCCTATTTCTGAAATAGTGAATCTTGATCTATCTGAAACAATACTTGTTGTTCCAGAAAGCATGTTTGGACTCTGGCTAGGATAAGGTAGAGCTGTTGTGTCTATGTTTGTTTTTACAAAGACAGAGCTTTCTCTATTCCAGTTATTGATTGGTAGATCATCGCCAACAGCTTGTACACCTGGAATTAGATATCTAGATATATCAAGTTCTCTTTGCTTGATTCGTTGATTATCAGGAACTCCTACACCATAGTTGTAATCACCAATAGAGTTGAATGAGTAGGCGTAGTTTCTTCTAGTGATGCCATTAATGTAAATGGTCAAATAAGACTGATACGCAGTGAACATAGCTGTTGCACTAAATGGTGTAGTGATACCACCAAGTCTTGCAGAACTATCAAGAGCAGCCTTCTGAGCAGCCTCAGAGAGCAATTTATATTTAGCATTGTCTCTCACCTCAACAAAGTGAGCTTTACCAGTACCAAACATTACACTCTCAAGCTTGAGAATGTCTGCTAGGAATGGTTGACCAAACGATGTCTCTGGAGAGTTGAAGATTTGTCTATATCTATTCTCATCTTTAAAGCCATCAAGTAGTGTTGTGCCACCACAATCTGCTCCAGATCTCACTTGTCGTATTCTTCTGATTTGAGCATCTGCGCAACTTGCTATACATATAACTGCTGTATCAGCAACAACTTCAACAATATCAGCTGTGTCACCAACGCTTAGAGTTGTTGGTCCTAAGAATCTATCATCATAAGAAGCTGTGAATGTAGCTCCAAATGGAGCATCTAATTCATAAACATCATAATCAGCATATCCCACTTCACCTTGACCAATGATAATTGTTGGTTTTCCAACAGAACATATTTGATCATCCTGTATAGAAGTGTAGTCTTTATAAACAAGTCTGTTGTTCTCGCAAGCGTAGTATTGGATTCTAGCCAATGGAACGCCAGTAATTGGATCAGTTCCTAGGCTAGTGATGATTATATCAAATGGTTTACACTCACTCTGGTAAGCATTGTTTGTTGTTGTAAGGAATGGATCTTCGTTAAGATCGTTGTAAGGATAGTTAGGAAAGTAGAACGATTGTTCTTCTCTTTGATACTCACCAACGTTTCTTAGAATACCCTTAGCAACAATAGACTTGTTAACACTTCTATCACCACGAACAATCTTAAATCCTACAATGTCAGCTTTCTGATCATCTGTAAGATTTGATACTTGAATAAGATTTAGTATTTGAGAAGGATCAAGTTTTACACCAATAGGAAAGACAGCATCATTTCCCATCACCATTGTTTGTGGCGTAGAGAAAACTTTACTTTCGTAAATAGGTGAGATGTTTACATCTGGGAACTTGTGATGTCTGATTTTTTGTCCTGCAAGGTTCCCCCACACGTCTGTGTTGCATGGATATTCTTCAGCAGATTCCCAATAGGCAAATTCGCCAAATTGATATGGTCCTTTGTAAGCATCATTTGTTGAATATTCTGGAGAGAACCCTGTGACAGAAGCTGTGTTATAAATCTTCCAATACGGTGAATCATGTGTAACTGGGTCAGGGTTGCCTATAAAGTCTGGATCTGTATCAGGAATTCTTGGTAATAATTGTTCGTATGATGTAATAGCTCTTCCTGGAATATGGAAACCATCTGTCTGTTTTCCATTTTTTAGAAGGAACACTATCTCAAAAGCATACACTTCGTCACGAAGATATCCTCTCAGATTCGTTGCGTTTATTTCGTTTGCATAGTTTTCTGTTGGAGGAATTCTCCAAGATTCCCATTGAAATGTAATCTGGCTAGCAATTTGTTGATAGTTGATTCTATCAATAGATGTTAGCTGATCCCATACAAGAACATCTTGTACAGCTGTTAAGTCTTGAGCAATCTCATAGAATGGAAACTTCTCAAAGATGTCAGCAATGTCTAGGATAATTGTTGATTGCCCTGTATATGTGATCTGTCTAATACTGTTGTCAATAAAGTATGTACCAACAAGATCAACAGATGATACACCATTGATTGTTTTGATTACAGCAAGATTGAAATATTCAAACTGCCCAGTTGTATCAAGGTTGTCAATAGTAACAACAATAGACTTTCCTACAGGATAGTTGAAATTAACTGATGTAATGAACTCATCAGCAATAGGTGTAGGATTAGTAACTGAATAGTAGGATGTGAATGGATTACCAGCTGGATCAGAATACTGAATAGCAAACTGGTATGTACCAGAAATAAGGTTTCCTCCACTAACAACGTCAGTGATTACTATCTCAGGAATATTAAAATTAGGCTGAAGCTTGAGTTGATTACAATCAAGATCATCCGTATAGATTGGGCTGCAAAGAGGACTTCCTGATCTTAATATCTTAGGAATGTCATCAATGTCTAAGTATCTTCTAGGATTATAACCATCTGTCCAATAAATCTCTGTATTGCAGTTTGTGATTCTGTGGACAACTTTATGTATAGGATAATTGATGTTGAAGTTTAAGCAAGGAGCATTTACTAACACTCTGTAAACACAATCATTATTATCCATGTAGCCAATTTGACTATCTCCTGTGGAGGGATTTGTAATGAAGAATATGTGTTTGTTTTTTTCTACGATTAAGTGTTCACCTATAACAACAAATCCTTCAGGTACACGAAGGCAGAATTCGTTACCAGATTCATTCTGATAGTTTACAGAATTAGAATCAAAGTTTTCAACAGCAGCGTTAAGAGCATACGTTAGCCTCCCCTTTTGAATTTGATTCAGTGACTGATCAAGATTCAATCCTGTGGTAGCATTATTATACTCTTGTCTGACGTTACCTTGATCACCATTGATGATCTGTTTTATTTTGTCTAATTCGTCTGCCATAAGTATTAATTATTTCTTCTGTATCCCCAACGATTTGTTCTGTTAGGAAGCTCGTACATAGCAAATTTATTCAATTGTTGTCTTATTCTACGCTGCTTAGTCCAAACATCTTGCTTCTTGATTTCGATGTCCGCCATGATGAATGCTTCGTCAGAAAGTCCTTTATAGTATACAAGTTTTTGCTGAAGCTGATTAAAGGTTTCATCATTGGTTTGATTAACCAACATCTCAAACACTTTGTATTTAATAAAGTGTTCTAGATATTCTCTAATACGATAATTATCAGGAATAAGCTGGTTTCCAAGACTGTCGTAATCTTGAGCATAGAAAACAAGATGGACAACACCATTTCTGAAATTCGTAACGAATTTGTTGTCTCTAATATCGAATGAATCATATACTGATGAACCTGGTGTAAAGTTATGAATTGGAACAGCTCCTTGACCATACATTTCCCAGTTTTCTGTATAGTTAACATCACAATGTCCTCTTGCAGAAATGTTTCCTGGCTTTAGAAGATATTGTCTTTGGTAGGTCATTGCTGTCTCATTGTTTGTCTTGTAGACAGTTTGCATGAACTCAGGCATGCAAGAGCCATCACATCCTACATTTCCACAGCAAGGGCTTTCAGTAGAACAAGCTGTAGTGATTGGACTTACTTGTATAGTGGTTTGTGTAGATGCTTGAGAATAGAATGAATTGGCTGTTTGATATGGGAAGCCATTAATCACTGTACACATCCATGCTTCACGAACAGCATAAAAGTTGTCTGGAAGTCTTGCTTCAAAGTTATCAACAACAAGAGCTGTCTCAGCTATCACGTATGTAGCTCTTCCCAGCTTTCTAAGACATTTATCTAGATAGGTGGGGAATAACAAATCATCCACAGCACCTGTGTCAAAGTAGCTTTTCAATTCTTCTTTGACAGTGGAGTAGATTGGATCTGGGCTTACGAAGTTAAATTTATAGTAATAGCTCATCTTTAATTACGATTCCATGTTGCATAAATATGTTGATACTTCTCGTCAACTTTCAGATAGTGGTTAATCAATCTAGAGTTTTGTCTCGTTGGTTTGAATAACCACAAATCAGAAAACTTAAATCTACAAGATCTTTTAAACCACTTCCATCCAAAATAATAACCTTCTGTATGGTAGTTGAAGTTGTAAATGTATTTTCCCTTCTCTCTAGTTTTTTTCCAGTCGATTGGAAGATTTATATACTCTTTACCGTTGACCACTGTGGTCTTCACTCTTTTCTTTTTGTTGATTGCAAAGTCTCCTATTCCACATGGAAGTTTTACCTTCTCCCCTGTTTCAAGCATGTGTTCAACAAACATCTCATTAAAACCATAAACAACTCTCTTCCAGTCATCGAAAGAGAGGTTTATTTCAGGTTTCTCACTCTTGAAATTATTGTAGTTTTCTTTTGAGGCACTTCGCCAATCTATTGGTACTCTCATCTAAATTGTGGTGAGTTTGGTGATTGACCATCTATTCCATCATCAGTCATGTCAGTCTTCAGATTGAAATAGCTCTGTAGAAGCTTCTGTGAAGTTAAGTCTAGCACTTGCTTTTCCAAGTATCCTGGAAGAGCAAACTCTTTATCTAGAGGGTTCTGACAAAGCTGGTCAGTTGTATAACTTGGAGTTCCGCATCCGCATTCAGGATACATGATGTCGTTAGGTATATCTTCTTCAAAAAGAGCTACAAACCTAACTGCCTGTAATGCTGGATTGCTGACATAAAGATAACCATTTGAAATCCAGAAATACTGTTCTTTTTTAATAACAGGAAGTTTTAATAGGTTGAGATAACGATTGACAGTTATCTCTTTTATCTTAGTGCCTTGTCCAGACATTGCGTTTATTGAATAAACACCTTGAATAACGTATTGATAATTTCCTTCAGATATTCTAGGAAGTTGATATGTTGACCTTGCAACAGAACAAGGATCTGCATAATCACAGCATTCTGAGATGGGAACCTCACACATTTCCAAACATGGAATTGTTGTAAAAAGTGTATCTGTTGCCCAGAGTTTTCTAAGATTGGTTTCTCTTTTTATCAACAATAGTGCATTATTTCGCACCTCAGACGCAATTGCTCTGTCTGTGATGAGACTATCTGTTGATATGATTTTGTGCGTGCTCCTAACGTCAGAGACTAGCTTTCTTAATGTTGACATCTTGTGTTGCTGATTTTCAGAGTTATATCTACTCAAATTTAATCATTTTTCCAAATAAAAACTCCCAGACATTTAATGTCTGGGAGAAAACCTACAAAACCAATAAAGTAGAGTTTATTTGAATTTAGTTTATAATGGTTCACTCGTAGTGGTAGTTGTGGTTGTAGTGCTTACAATTACGTCAATAAAGTTTGTGCACACTCCATCACTCAATATTCTTACAGTGGTTGTACCAGCTGGAGCAGTTACAGCATATCCTGCTAATAAAGTTGCTTTAGGAACATTTGTAGCAAATGCTGATACATACCCATCAACATTTGAATAAAGGTTGAACGGTCCTGAATCTGCTCCAGCTGATGTAAGAGTTATGTATATGAACATGCACTTTTTGATTTAATAGTTAGCAAGAAGTTGCTGCACTCAGCACACCTCCACTTGATACTGTCCACTTAGTACTCAAGTTGGTTATGTAAATATACCCACTATAAGTAGTTGTTAAACCAGTGTTAGTATATAAAACTACACCATTTGCTAGTACAGGAACAGATGTATACAATATAGGTAGAAGTATGGCTGCTGTGCATGGATTTGCAATATTTGCCAGTCCTCCTAAATACCAAGCATAATATCCAGGTCCTGTAGTTGTTGTACTAGTTGTACTAGTAGTTGGAGCACCTGATGTACTAGTTGTGGTAGTTGTAGGTGGTGTTGGAGAAATCTGTGCTTCTATAAGAGCAATTGCATTGTCAATCTTCTGTAATGCAACTGTGAGATCATCACAGCTTTGTATTCCTGTTCCTGCCAGGTTTGGACCTACATATTTAACATTTTCAGAAGATACAAAATTACAATGATCACCGCTGCAACCACATGGACCTAAAGATCCGCATCCTGGGCAATTAGTATTGAATGGCATAGTTTTATGGGATATACATGATGTAATACGCACCAATTGTAGGTTGGATGTTATTATGAGATAGTCCACCACCTGTTACATCAACAACTACACTAGTTGTAACATTTACTGTTGCATTGTTAGTTGGCCCTAGATCAGCAGTTCCTGCCGTACTTTTAAGATTATAAGAATAATTACTACCTGCATCAAATAAAGTGTCAAGAGGACTTGTACTTGTCAAATCACCAATGTTAGCACCACTCTTAGCAATGAAGTGACTGTGAGGAGTAGCTGTTGATGTAGCTGTAGCTGTGTGCGTGTGAGAAGGGATTTGAGTAGCTGATAAGGTTACATTGTTCAAACCTGCTACACCAAATAGTGAATAGCTTGGATTACCTGCTGTGGATGGATTAACTATTGAACTCATTGGAATTGAGCCAGCCATACTACCATCTGTAGTTCCTACAGCAACACGTCCTCTCTTATCTGGTGTACCATTGCTACCATTACACAAGAACACATCTATAAATTGTCCAGAACCTGCTCCTGTAATATCAAAACCTGTAATAGGACCATAGTATTCATAAGCAATATATGGTACCATGTTGTTCTTGTACAAATTGGATGGAGCAATGCTATTCAAATAGGCTTGAATAAGCGTATTCAAATCAGCCAGCTCAACATAATTGGTTGTAACATTAAGTGTTAGTGCTGTTAGATCAGTAGCTGTTGAACAAAGCTTGTTAATAGCTGCTTGAAGAATGTCATGTGTATCAGACGATGATGTTACACCTGTAAGACATCCAATTGTGTAATTGGCATTAAGGGTGGTGAGTGTTGATTCAATTGCTGTAACACTGGTTTTTAAAGCGCAAATTGATCGAATCAATGCTGATATAACATCATTAAGTGTAATGTCACCAGACACTGGAAGAAACCCACTCACCAATGAGCAGAGATCAGCTGGATTGATAACAGGAATAATCCCATTACCTGTAGACAAATCTATTATGAATGTTGAAATTTGTAATTCAACATGGGCAAGAGTATCACCATTTGAAATACCAAGAGCAGGAATATTAAATCCTGTATATCTTACGCACTGATCAGATATGATTTCTGTGCATCCGTTAAAGCAATTAGAGCAGCTCATTTATTTATATTTTAGAAGTTTTACTTTACTAGCTATTTGACATACGCTAAATTGACTAGCGTAATCTGGGTTACAATACTTATATGTCAAGATCCTTCTATAGTTTAGAAGATCTATCAATGTTGTAAATGGAACAGGCATATTCAATGCAAACACAGTGTTGTTGTAAAGATTCTTTGCAACTTCTGTAATCTTGCATTCAATATCACCTAACAATGTTGGAATATCAACACATTCAGGACAAGATGTTAATCTAGGTTGTAACATATCTTTTAGTTTTTATCTGATGGTGGAACAACTGTGATTTCATCTTTTTTCTTCTGTGCACAAAATGCACACAATCCATTTTTCAGATTGCATCCACACCCAACACTTGCTCCACATCTTGAACACTTTGCCATATTAATAATAGGTTGTTACTGTTGCGTAATTATTTCCTGAACATCCACAGTTGTTTCTTAAGAAATTGTTCAGCATTTTGTCAGCTTGAAGATACAATCTATTTGCTTCAACTGTAGCACAATTATTTGCAGCTGCTATAGCCCCGTTAATAAAGAATGATATAGTTGTAAGCTCCACCTTAGATTGTGTTTTAATTGCTCTATCACACTCCATCATGTCAAGTCTCATGAATGCTCCATCAAACTTCTCTTGAAGTCTCTCTACACGCATGATGGTCCTTTCAACAAAGTTTACGTTTGCTGGAGCCACTGAATACTTTAGATAGTAGATGCCATCAGGAAGTGGGTCGTTAGTAACTGTTGAAATTCCTAAGTTAACACTTGTGAATACATTCAACGAATTAACAACAAATGGAATATTAACTATGCCAAAGTTAGGAACATTTATCTCAATAGATGGAGATGTAACATTTGGTGGTGTAGTTGGATATGTAGAAGCATCAGCAACAGCAAGCGTTAGCGTGTTGTATGTTGGAACTACGAGAATGTCTAGTTGCAGAGTTGGCATGGGAGTTATAAAGAAAATGCCAGAGGATTTTGAGAACTAATCCTCTCACCCTCTGGCATAGGTTGTAGAAATTTTAACTTACCTACTATTAAGGAATCAAAGTGCTAGTAGTGGTAGTAGTTGTTGGAGGTGTAGAAGTTGTAGTGGTAGTAGTAGTGATACAAACATTGTTGTCAACTACAGTACCAAGAGCAGCTTCAAGAACAGCTTCAACCGCAGCAGCAATACCAGCGTTACCAGCAGTAGCAGCATTAGGGGCAGCAAGAATAACCATGCTATCCTCATAAATATAGTCACCCCACTGATAAGCAGAACGATCATACTGATTGAACTTGATGTAGTAGGTATCATAAATAGTACCAGTAGTTACATAAGTCTCAAAGTTCTCGTTGTAGCCATTCATTCTGTACAAGTGCTTCAAGTAACCTGCCTGATAGCTGTAGAAGTTCTTCTCAAGTTGAGCAATTTCTTCAGCAGTACCAGTTGGGTAAGAAGATCTCTGAACAACAACAGGGTCAGCTACAATATCACAATTGTCAGCAACGATGAAGTCAGCAGTGGTAGCAGGACCTTGGTAAACGAAAGTACGGAAGTACATTCTGTCATATTCCCAAGGGAATGCAGCAATATCGCAAGGCTGGCCATACTTGGTAAGAGGCTTACCAGAAATACGAAGGATAGTTCCACCTACGTTTTCGAAAGTATAGAAATCAGACAATGTGATATTGTCAGGGTTGTTACCAGGAGCAGCAAGGTTCAACTGATAGATGAACTGGTTGATCAATGCGTTAGTGTTAACATCAGCACAAGGATCAGCACCACAATCACAGCAAGGAGCTTGTACAGTTACTGAACGGGTGAAACCGTTGAAGTACAAGGTGTCAAGATAACTAGAGTGTCCTCTTAGAGTAAGAGTCACAACTTCTCCACACTGTACATTCCAATTAGTCACATCAGTGATTTGGACAGCAGGAGTACCGCAACCTGATACTTTGTACCATTCAGTTACGTTAGATGAGCAACCTGAACCAGAAGGGCAACCCTTGATTTTATCAGAACGCTTAGAGCCTTGTAGGTAGGTGTTTTGTCTACCTTGAGCTACATAGAAGTATGGAGCAGCAGCAATATTGCCAGCTGTAGCCACACTGTAATCGTTTCTGAAAAAACCAACTTGACCAGCAGTTAGATCCTGAGTAGAACCAGTGCTAGGGAGCGAAGTTTGCCCTACTGGAACTACAAAAAGGGTGGTTAACGAGAAATCAGCCATTTTTTTGTTTGTTTGTTAAGTTTATTTATTCATTTGTTTGTATTCTGAACTGGGCACTTTGTACCGCAGCTGCATTCTCTGTATACATTGCTAAGTTCTGGACAGTTAAATCAACTAACTCGTCTTCCAGATAAGCTTCAAGTTCGCAATCAACGTCTGTTGAGGGTTGACCATCAAACCTGATGTAGCCTGTCTTATCAATGTAGATTGGATATCTCATATAAGAGATGTATATCGCAGTTGGAGTGAACGTTCCGTCAGTGAATATACTAATTTCATCTGAAGAGATAAAATTAAATGTCTCTTGATATTCGAAAGATGGTCTATAGTGAACGTTGTTCAATAAGAACTGCAAATCACCATGTTTTGCCAAATCTTTGTTTATCCAAATTTGTCGATCCTTGCACACTCCCTTGTCAGCTAAAACATAGCTGTCAATGTAAAACATGTATTTTGGATCAAGTAAATCAATATCAGCTGCCCACTGATTTAATGTTTCGTTCTTGAGGTGGAGGTTTAACTTACCAGCATTGTAATTAATTACAAGTCTTTGTAGGTCTTCGTAACGCTTTTTAAAAGAGTCCAACCCCATACCACTAACAACACTAAATCCATCAACCTTCTGTTTGATTAACTTTATTTGCGCTTCGTTAAGCGCAAGTATTTTATCTTCTAGTTGAATCTGCTGATGCTCATTAGTTGATAGTTTATTTAGTTTTTGATCAATCTTATATAATAAACTATCTACAGGTATCATACAGAAGCGAGTTTCTTAGATTTCAACTTTTGTTCTAGAGTGATTAGTTCGTCCTGATTATCATCGTTAGCCAAGAACTTCACCAATTCCTCTTCGTCTTTTGCTAGTTCAAATTCGCCTTCAAAGACACGTCCACTGGACTTAACTCTGTAAACTGAATGTGCAATAGCTTGCTTAACCAAATCTTTGATATGGAGTAAATTTTCCTTCATGTCTGCAAATCTGTTAAACACTTCGATTGTTGACAATCCTTGGTATTTACCAGACTTGAATTCAGTCTGCTTGAGAATATTATCCACTTGATTATATACAAAATCTTCTTTGGAATCTTCTGTAACTGGAAGTCCTAGAAGTCTTGCAACTTTTCTTTTCTTCTCAGGAGACATTGTATCAAACTTGGAGATTGCCTTGTTGATCAATTGTTTCTTCTTGAAGATTACAGCATTTTCGATATCATCATCTACAACGTAGAATTGTGTATCTGCTGGATAGTCACCTCTTTCCCATGCTTGGTAAGAACTAGCAACTGTTGGATGAACTCTCAACCAAGAGAACGCAAGTTCTTGAAAAGGTACTGTTAAATCGAAGTAGTTATCACCATCAAGAAGTTTTACAGTTTGCACATGAGTAGTGTCATCTGTAGACTTTGATAAGCCGTAGTTCCAGAAAATAGCTCTTGGTCCAAGATCTATTCCTCCTAGAGCATCTTCAAGCTTCTTTCTTAGCTCTGTTACACGTTCAACTTCTAGCTCACGCTCTGTAGGATCAGCAATTCTTTTGATGTAAGCAGCATCAGCATCTAAGCCTGTTCTGTATCTTCCATCAAGTTCCTTGTAAGGATATTTAAAAACTCCAGTTCCTGGAATTCTAGATAGCCCTCTTTGTGATAATCCTCCTTGCATGGTTTGCATGCCAGAACTGTTGTACTCCTTCTTAATCGTGGAGATTTTCCCTAATTTACCCATTACGTAGTTATTTGATTATTATTGGTTTGTTTGCAGAGTGTGCCAATCAAATGGCTAGGCTCACTGACCTACACTCTGTTTTAAAGGGGAAAAAGTGCCCCTCGTTTTGAGGGGCTCTTTCCTATTAGAACTGTGGAATTTCTTCGATGAGAACAGTTCGTGACAAGTCTTCGATGAATACATCGCAACGATCTTGCATCCAGATTTCGTAGCCTGGGAATTTGTTGGCAGAAGACATACCCTGAGACTTAGCAAAGCCTAAGTGGTGTCTACGTCCATCAATGTAACCCCAAGTCATAGAAGGAGCACCCTTCATACGTACTTCACGAATGTTGTTAACCATAGAGCCATCAGACATTGGAGATACGTCAAATACCATGAACACAGGAGTTGATTTCTTGTTCTGTCCAAATTCCAAGTTGGATTGAGGAAGATCAAGTTCTTTCAAGTGGATAAGTTCAACACGACCAGTCTCACGAGTTACCATTGCATCGAATGCAAAGTTGTAAGTGATGTGCTGTCCTTCTCCTTGCATATATCTGTTTCCAGAATCTGCCATGAAAGTAAGACCAGAGTTCAAAGCATCTGCTTTAAGAGCCTGCTGGAACACATCGAAGCCAGCTTCGTTAGTGTACATTTTAACTCTTCTATCCTTAACATCCACACGTCTGTAGAACAAGTCTCCAAATACGGAACGGATAAGGTTTGCGGAGAATTCTCCACGATTGTATTGTACCAAGTTACCATTGTTACGCATTCTGTGGTAAACACCAGCAGATACACGCTTCAATTCTTGCTTAGATCCATTAGTTTTTACAGTGCCTGGCTTAGACCAGATCATTCGCTTCACCTTAAGTTCAAGCATTGCTTTTCTCAACATGAATTCTACGAATGGCTCCCACTTAACATCATTACGAGTTAGAGGAAGTTGGTTTCTACGCTGAGGAGCGTATACCAAGATATCAAGAGGTTTGCCAGAAGCATCACGCATAGTCTTATCATCAGCCCATGCAGTAACTTGGTGCTCGAAACCATATCCAGAACCAAGAGATTCGAACATAGTGATTTTCTCACCAAGTCTTGGTAAACCAAGAAGGTCCTGATCAAATTCACCAATTGCAGCATCAACCAATTCTAGTTCGATACCAATTTGCAAGAAGGTAGAGCTTACGAAATCCAAGATTGGGTTATCAGACACCAATGTGAAAGTGTAAAGAAAACCTGCATTCCATGGAACTGGATCTTTTACAGCATACCATCTTGGACCATACTGACGAGAACCTACAGAAACGATAGCGTTCTTAGAGAATTCGTTAGTGTCCAATACCACCTGAAACTCCTGGCCATCAATACCTGGCTTGCTCAACTCAGCAGTAGAGCTAGGGATGTCGATGATTTTAGGGAATTTGTAAGGAACTTGAACGTCCCACTTCCAAGAATCGCTGTTGTTGTCGATGTAATAAGGAGTGGACTTGTTGATCATATCAAGGAAGTCATTGCTGTATAATGAGCTCTGAGTGTACAAGGAGATGATCTTCTTGTCATAGTCAGCTGGCTCAGTAGAGTGGAATGACTCCAAGTGATTTGAATCAGTTAGCTTTCCTACTGCACGCTTGTCCATTGACGCAACACGGGCATAGGTAAAGCCAGTTAAACCTGGGATTGTTTGAATTGCCATTGTTTTTTACTTTGTTTTATTTAATTTATAAGAACCATGAGTTCGCTTTTCCAGGATTGCCACCAGAACCAGGTTTTTTACTGGTCTGCCTTGCAACTTCCTCAAACAACTGGGTTGACTTCTTAGTCACTCCTGTTCTTTGTATGGTAGATAGCGTAGGATCTTTTTCCAAAATCTTAAGGAGAAGTCCCAGCTTAACTTTCATAGCGTGGTTCTCAGGTCTCTTAAGTTCCAGGATAGTCTTGTCAAAATCTGTCAGGGTTTCGCCTGAAGGAGTTTTGTACTTGTCTACCAAAAGGAAGTCTTGTAGTTCTGATGCCAATTTGGGGTTTAATGGAATTCCATCAAACTCCTTTGTTTTCAATTTGTCTTGTAGGACAGACTGAACGTTTTGTATATACTGATTTCGAATCATTGCTTTCTGCTGAAGATGTTGTTCAGCTTGTTGCTCCATCTGTTGCAACTTCACTGCTTCCTTCTTGACAAGCACTTTGTGATGCTTGCTAGCAACTGTTTCTAAATCACCGTAGTTTCTAAGCCTTTCAACTTCTGTAGTGATATCTTCATCATCGAATCCCTGGTCTGCTAGAGCTTGTTTGATTACTCTCACTTGATTGTCTTCGCTAGAAAGATCTAACTCAGCAAAGTTTACCACACTGTTATATACACCAAAATAATCTCTAGGGCTTACACCCTTTACAAATATGGCATCAAACGCTTTCTGGTAATCTTCTCCAAATTGACCTATGAAGTTGTCAACAATTTCAATTGCACCTTTTTTCTTTTCTGAATTGAACTTCTCCAAAAATTGTTCAGGAGTTTCAATTACAGCATCCTCTTCATCATCATCTTGTGTAAAAACACCAAGTTTGAAAAGGTCCTTTGATAAAGAAACAAATGGTGATTCTGCAACATCATCCTCTTCTTCCTCAGCTGCTGCTTTGGCTGGTGGTGTTACAACATCGTCTTCTGCTTCTTCTTCATCATCGTCATCTCCAAGAAAGTTTTTCAAAACATCTTGTTGAGTGGGTTCCTCACCATCTAGCTTCTGGACAACTTCTTTACCTTTTGATACTTCTGGTTTCTTAGGAGCTTTTGGTTCTTCTGCTGTCTTTACGATTGTCTCTAGTTTGTCAGGATCTTCTGTAGAAGTTTCTGGAGAGAATAAATCGTCCAACAGCTGCGTGTTACCTACTCCCATCTCCATAGTATCTTCAATACCAAAGTTACCAAATGACGGAGTGTCTAGGTTGTCTGCCATATATGTAGTTAATTATTTGATTGGTTTGTATGATATAAATGTACTTTCGTTTGTAAAATAATCAAATATAGAATAATCAAAATTGTTGTTTTTTTGACACGTATAGCATTAACATCAATTTTTCCATATTTTATTATTTATTATTGTTTTTAGACGCTCTGTTTGAAGCATTTATCTTAGCCACTTCAACATCATTTTTCATATTCTCTCTAGCAACATTTATTTTTTCTTTTTCAACCTGTAGCTTCTGCATAGATTGTAAGTTTTTAGATTGAATATCTTGCATCTTAAATTGATAATCTTGAGCTGCTTTGGTTTGTTGCATAGATAGATTAGAAATCTCTAATATATCAGCAGTTCCTGATTGATCAACATCTTGTGTTGCAGCTTCACCTTTTGCAGCAGCATTAATGAGAGCTATTTCTTTCTTATTAATTCTATCAAGTTCTTTCTGATAGTTTTCATTAGCCACTGCTTCTTGAGCTTGCTGTTGTTGAGCTTGTAGCTGAGCACTTGCAATTTGTTGTTGTTGCTCAAGCTGCTGCTGCTGCATTTGCATCTGCTGGTCTTGCAATTGTTGCTGACGATCTTTGAGATTTTTGAATGTCTTCTTCATCTCTCTCATAGACTTAGTAGAATACAATTCTATTACATCATATAGTGTGCCACCATTCTGAATGACAGCTTGAGATAGCTGACGAAGTTCATTAAACATTTGTGTATCTTCTGGTCTGTTAGTTACAAACACTTTAAGATCACGAAGCTTCAAATCATTACCATTAACTTGTATAAATGCGGATTCTCCCTCAGATGTAATGTATGATAGTGTAGACATGGGTTTAGCACTTTCTACATACTGTGCAGCATCTACAATAGCTTGATATAATTGACCTAATACATACTCGTGTGCAATAAATAGAGGCTCTGTCTGGGCGTATGACTGACTGACAGCTGTGTTGACACCTGTGGCAGATTCGCTCGCTTGTACAGTCCCTAAACGCTGTCTAGAGATGCCTATAAGTTCCCAACATTCATTCTTCAGTTGTAGAGCAAGATTATATCTAGACTGGATTTCACTAGTTCTAGTCAAATCTATGTTTCTTGCAATGGTAGTGTTCGAGACAGCAGCCTTTGTGTTCTCTGGGCTATCATCATCAAATATAATACCACGCTCTCTTGCTTCCATTTCCCATACATCTAGAGCATCTTGATCATCTCCATCTTTCAATCTAGGAACACGTCTAATGTTTACAGAAGCTACGTTACCAATTTCTTTTTCTAGTAGTTTGTAGAGCTGATTCATGCAAATGTTGTATAACACCTGGAATGGCTTCATTAAATCCACTAGTGATTTGGCTTCTGTGTTCTTCACCTCGTACGTAGTGCCTATAATAGGACAATAGTTAAGGATTTTAAGAGGTTTGATGTGGTAGATGTCTGGGCCAATCTTTGTTCCTTGATACCATTGGTTAATCCAACCCCATTCAAGAGAGATTTGTGTAGGAATGGTTCCTGATTTGTAGTTTTCATCTACAAGAACAGTTTGATCATTGCCCATTTCATCTGTATAGGTGAGCTTACCAATCTTTCTTTTACTAATCCAATATGATCTAACAACAACATACTTGTATCCAAATGTAGACACGTTTGTTGTTAGTCCTAAAAAGTCTTTTAGCCCATCATTATTCTCTTTCATCTCACTTTCAATCATCATTCTTGTCTGAAGAACAAGAGGATCAAATGTGTCATATTGAATAGAGTCAATGCCATCAGCAGCATTAGGATTACCAAGGTTGGATTCACGAACATTGATGAGTCCATAGTCTTGTAATGAGCTTCTTAGGTGATCAATCTCTTCTTTAGTGAGATCAGGGATAGATTCAATGATTTCAGAAAGTTCCATAACTTGCACAGTACCAGCAGCATACGCTCCTTGGTTTCTTCCTGTTGGATCAGAAATCCACTTTCTATCTGGTGTAGTGAGGAACCATGTATTCTTTGGGTTGGCCACTTCTATGTTAAATCCAAGCTTAGAGTTGTCTTCATAAATGTGATAGAACTCTCTAGCAGAGATAAGAAGATCTCTGAATGCATCTTCACTCTTTTCTTTGAGGTTGAATTCAGCTTTCTGGCATGTTAGAATGTGGTTAGCCCACTTTTCTGCTACAGAAGTGTAAGAATCTAGCTGATCCTTCACTTGCTCCATTGTCATTTGGTTAAGCTGCTCTTCGTCAATCTCCTCACCCTGCATAGCTACCTTCTGCATTATCTTCTGTCTTGCCTGAGAAAGAATAAATTCCTGAAGAACATCTGTTTTGAATTGCAGTTCTTCAGCTTGACTATCATCATCAAATGCCTTTACACGAAATGTATCTGGACGCTTAGATATTTCACCTACAAGGTTATTGATGGGAGTAGTTACAATAGAATAATGCTTAACATATGCTGGCAAACCTAAATCTGCTTGAAGCATCTCTGTAAAAGATTTTACATCTGGCTCCTGGTAAAAGTCTTCCATTCTCAGAATGCCTTTTACAAGGTCATAGTTTTTAACAAACGTGTCACGACTCTTCATGTATTCTGCATACGACTTGTTTGCAAAATAATCCATCGTGTTTTTTACCCAGCTCTCATCCTGCTTTTCTTTCTCTGTCTTAAATTGATCAGGGAAAATGTTAAGGTAGGCATATCGTATGGTTGCGTCCTTTGTATATCTAATGATTGCCATTATGAAAATAATTTATTTTTCCTCGTATTGAACATATTTTTAGAGCTGCTAAACAGCTTCCCACTCTTTAACTTTTTTGAATATAACGATTTAACTCGTTCATCACTAGTTCCTCCAATCTTTCCTAATATGGGGTCCATCTTAAGTGCCTGAGCTATAGCAAGTTCTGCTGCTACAATCCTATCGAAGTTTCCCTCATCGTTGTATTGGATGATTTCTTCAAGAAGCATTGGGTCAAATATCTTACTCACCCCTGTAACTTCTCTAGTTACAATGCCATTATCATCTTTCTCAGAATAAATAACATCTTCCATATATCTTTTCAACGATGTATGTAGATAGTCAATTATTTTCTGAGCTGATCTGTGAATTCCATACTCTCGTTTCACAGTAGTATTAGGAATCACTTCTAACAACCATTGTGGTTGCTTCTCTAGATAGTGTGCGTCACCTTTGCTTTTCATGTATTCAATGAACGAAATATCGTCATTTTCACAAAGAGCTCTAGCGTTGTAATATTTAATCAGTAATCTAGCCTGTTCTTCCCACGTTTCCTTCTTATCAGGTCTTGCACAATACGAAGCTACGAACATATCCTGATATTTTTCACCAGTGAGATCGTGCATTCTCTTGTAAATATACACAGAACCTAGTGAAGTTGAATACTTTGCCTGTCCTTGTCTATAGGGGTCAACTCCTGCAACGTATAATCCATAAGGAGGATTCTCTATAGGAAACTCATATATCACTACAGGAGCATCTTTTCTATCTGTACTCTTGAGAGGAAAGTTTGTAATAGGTAGGTTGTCTGTGAACTCATGTCCTATCTTTCCTTCGTCACTAAATAATATAACAGGTGTTCCTGTTCTTTCGTTCTGCAATAGTCTGATTTTCTGTCTCTTAGCAGCTTCTATATCAAAGATGTTAGTGTCTTCGTTTAGGAATATGTCATCCACCTTCTGTGGATAGTACATCTTCTCTTTTAGAAACGCCACTCTATCGCCAGCTTTCTTTAATCTTTCTAAGTTATCAGTGGTGATTTTGTCAGCTTTCTCTTCATTAGAAACCAACATCTTCACATTATGAAGATCGCTATTCTTAGAAGCTTTTACATATTCTCCTAATGTAGAATCTTCTTTGGCTTCCATTCTATATTTGTTAGAAATGAATAGCCCATGTACACGTTTTGTATCCTCTTCGTTATTGTATGTTAGGAAGTTGTAATTGTCAACATCAAACATCAATGACTTAGCATCCATAAACCGCTTCATATCACCACCTGTACCTGTAAGAATAGGGGAACAGCCCCATCCAAATGGCGTTGTAAAACCAGGAACAGCAGCCTGTAAGCCTCTCAAGAAAGATCCTTTACCAATCTCATCAATAATGAGCTTACGTGGCTTTGTACCAGCAATAGCTTCTTCGTTATTACCCTCATCTAAGTTACGAATAAGAATTTGAGAGAATGGTATTCTCTCTCCTCCCTTTGTCTTTATTCCTAACGTCACCTGATTCTTCCAATTATCCTCTACACGCTGCCATCTAAAGTATTCAGGAAGGAAGTTGAGGCCCTTGTCAAGCTTGTCTGTAATTAGTTTAATATCTGGAGCATTCAAGCCAGCAATAACGTTCTGTGAGTTCTCATCGAATGTAGCTCCCCAAGCAATGTAACTAGCCTCAAGCACAGACTTAGCAAAACGTCTAATACCCAAAATAACCAACCCACGCTTCTCAGCATGGGCTCTGTCTATTTCATTCGTAACTAACCATTCATTGTCTCTGAGTGAGGGATTGGCATATTTCTGATAGATGCGTCCTCTGTCATCTATAACATCCACTTCTGTATGCCAAAGATTCAAATGCCAATACAGAAAAGGATTGATGAACACACCATCCATCATAAATCCATCAAGACACAGCTTCTTATGAAAGTCAAAGAAGGGCTTGTATTCCTCTGATGTCTTATCAGGAAGACGTGTTTGGTTAATCAACCACTCACTGTATTTAACATTTTCTAGATTCATCGTCTACCTTTAAGAAAATCTTCAGCCATTGAGCCAAGCTCACCATTACCACGTATTTCCACCTTAGATTCTTCTTTCTCTCTCAGCTTATCCACCACCTCAAGAAGAGCTAGATAGTTCTTCATGGTTTCCTGAATAAACTTTCCTTGAGATTCAATACTAGCAATCACCATAGGCAGCATTCCACCCTTAGCTGTAGGTTTCCACTCAATCCTATCTTTAAGCTCATGCATGGGATTGGCATCAACATATTGCTTCCAGCTAGAAAGTTGCTGCTCTGCCCAATCGAGCTCAGTGTTTATGTATGTAGTTTTCTTTGGAGCAGCCATTACGATAGGGTTACAATACCAGCAGCAGCTGTCTTCAGCTCTGTGACAGAGGTTTGTATTGGACCACTGAGCAGCTCCTGAATTTGCTTGTTAGCAATCTCCTTGGTTTTGTCATCAATCCCAGGTGTGGCACACAACGCTGCCAATCTTTCAATTACGGACATTGATTCTTGTCCAACCATAGCTCTATTCATATTAAATTGTTTATATCCTCATCAGAAAGTGTGTCATTGTCATTGTCTTCCTCTTCTTCATCGTACACATCATTGTCTTCTTCTGACATGTATTCTTCTTTCACGACAATATTAATGACATCTTGATCTTCTCCCTGAATACCAATGATGTCAACATAATCAGCTCCAGAGTCCCATATATGTGTCAACGTATCTAGGAGCAGCTGCAAGCTGATTTTTCTAAACCTCACCTCTTTATTCTCCATCAATTTCCTCCTCTTGTTCTCTTGTCATCACTGATTTCCATTTCTCTGTAGGACACGCACAAGACAAGCATTTTGTTTTAGCTGACAGCGTACATCCACAATGTGTACAATGTTCGTCAAAACGTATTGTCTTATGGTTTTTAGAATGAAACTTGCATTCATTACAAATGCTCATTCTCTCCGCTGACACTTGATCAATCTGTTCCTTTAGTTTTTCTTCTGGAAGCAGATTGTTTTTCCAACCTTCGTAAATCTGTGTTAAGCTCATTTATCTTATTCATTAATATTTTACGCTTCAACAACATCTGATCAATATCCTCATCCCACTTCTCTGTTCTAACATCACTGTCAGAGTTAGAAATCATATCTCTCAAACTCATGATTTTACCATCCATAGCATCAAGCTTTTTCTGAGCAGCTCTATCATTCCACTTTAGCGTACCAAACCCAGAAATCTCCACTGTCTTATTTTTCTGTAGGGCTGCCAGCACACTATCAAACTGATGCCTTATCACTTGATCAACAATCTTCACATCCATGTTCAAGGAATGGGCAAGCTGTTTAACAAACCAATCCCTATGGGACATTGAATTAGGCTTTTCCTTCATGCAAAATCTTTATCTCTAATGTAATGTCACTGGAGAAATCTAGGGAAATTAAAGGATTGACAACAATCTTTCCATCCTTCTTAAGCAAGAGGTTACGCTTCTTGAGCTTGCTCACCATATTGTTCACTGTCGCTCCTGTGGTTTCATACGTAGAACAAAACTTTTCTCTATTACTAGGAATAGAAATACTTCCAGAAACAGCAATGAAAGACATCAACTGAACTTCTCTTGTCGTAAGCTCCAAATCGTTCAATGCAGAAAGAACAGAATAATATCTGTACGACACATCCGTGTCATTCTGTAATCCCTTCTTTAATCGTTGTACAATCATTTTCCTATTGGTTTCTAACAAATATAAAACATCCTCCTTGAAAATAACAAATTTTATTATTTCTGTTTTTATTTGAGCACCCCTCCCTTATTGATTGTAATAATCAAGCCCCCCTGTTCCATGAGAATTTGGAAAAGTTTTTTGTGCATGGGGGAGTAGGTTACTTCCAACAGAAACCCCACGTAGAATTGGGGAAGTCGAGGGACTCCCCCGTTTGCCAAAACACACAAACTAAAAACGAAAATGGCACTACAATTTAAAGTTTATGAACCATCCAACACGTTGGAATCTCTTGGAACAGTTAATGACATTATCCCTAACGGGAAATTGAAATTTGTTCCTGGAACTATTGACCGTTATAACAACGGTGTCATCAAGTCAATGAACATGATCCTCATTGACAAGACAGGTGCTAGCGCAACCTGTCCTTTGTCAAAGAGAGTTAGTGCAACCATCAAGAAGGCTCTTGACACTGGTTCCACTAAAGAGGAAGTTGCCTCTGTTATCTTCAACCTAGAAATTGGTGAAGATGAAGATGGCAGAATGTTCATCATGGCACCTCGTGGTTCTTCTGGTGAGGAGGAAGAATTCTCCTTCACTCAACTAAAGAAGGATAAGGTTAAGACTACCTACGAAGATCTAGTGGCTTTTTAAGCCACTATTTCTTCTTTTATATACAGGGTGGGAGTACTAACGTTTGGGTGGGCTTGTTACGCAGTCAATGCATCTGTGCAAATCAGACATATACATAAATACAGTTGCGTATGTATATGGTGTGAGACTGTGTAATTAGTCCATCCTTACTAAAGTACAATGGTTTTATGGTAATGTACAATTTAATAAAGTTTTACACGGGAAAACTAAAACTTCATGTTGTACTTTACAAAGAATTTGTTGAGTGAATAAGAGTAGGAGTGACACCACACACATTATAATGAGGTGTTTTCGTAAGTGTCGTTTTTACTATTCACTATTTTATATAGCATTAACTAACAAACTAGTTGTTATGGAACTGATAATCTCTCCATCATTAATGAATGCATTGATTGATAGTAGTATTGATAATGCTAATACTAAAGACTATTCTTTTGTTGATGAAAGATCGCAAAAGATGAAAGATTGTATTAGCATTATGGAAAATATGGGTGTTAGATCTATTGAATTAGATTTATCTGCTGATGATGATTCATTATTAGATGGATATAGTCTAGATGATCTTTGTTCATTTTAATAATTGTATGTGGCCACGTAGTGCCTTAATCCATCCGTGATGCATGTGAAAGCATGTAGGATGGACATACAATTTATACACACTCTCATCCAATTGTAGGTGTTTGCCTCTAGATCTAAATATTCTAGTATTCAATGGACATCAGGCTAAGGATAACCAACATTCAAGGATTACAGCCTTGTGAGAGTAATAATGCGTCAAACCTGTTTCCCAAGGACAGGCAGTTGTAGTTGGTTATGTCCTTACTAGTTAGGATATAATCTGTAGACCTACTGTCACATAGATGACAGCATGTATAACATCGCCAAAGATGTGGGGCTACAACTGAACGCAGAGGGATAATGATATTCTAGTTATAATCTAACTGGTAAAACTTGCACTGATATGCAGGTAATCCTATACTAGATAGGTTCTTGAATCCACGGGTTGACCACCGTGTAAAATAAAAAGGTTACATGAACAACTAAAGAATTCCTGTAAATGGCTTCTCAAATTGTAGGTTTATGAGTGTAAGAAAACTAGAACCTTCTGATGATACTAAAAGTATTAACCCTAGAAGCGGGGTTTAGTAGAGATATAATGCGAAGTGAAACTCTACTATTTAATGCACCATAACTCACTTCCCAAGGGTGAGCAGTTGTAATAAACTAACTACAGACTAATATCTATAGGAGAACTATGTTCCTTGGCTCTGGTAAATAGAACCCAACCATGAGTAATTACAACTGAGTGCAGAGGGATTTGGAGGGTCAGATGCTCCCAAGCAGGTGCAAAGCCTGCATTTATTTATTCATTTAAACGCACAACAACATGTTAAAATCAATTTTAATTTTCTTGTTTCCTAAGACTATTTCTTCTATTAAACAAGACACCATCAATGAGTATTTTGCTAATGAGGACAGACGTTACTTCGAATCAGATGAAGAACTATGGAAAGAAATCCATGAGTATGAAGAGAGCATGCGTCTTGAATACGAACAATTAAATCAATCAGAGTTATGATTACAGTATGTGTAATGCCCAATTTCAAGGGCACAGGAAAAGAGACATTGAAAGCATTTGTTACATGTCTCATATTAGATAGTATTTATTGTTTACCAATCTTATATCATTATTTATGAAAACATTTAAAGATTTATCATTTAATATAGTGGACGATGATAGTAATTGGATTCGTGCATTTATGAAGTTTGACAATGGATATGGTGTATCTGTTGTCAAGGGTCCTTACAGTTATGGTGGGAAAACAGGTTTATATGAACTTGCTGTCTTAGATAGTGATGGTGAAATCACTTATGGTACACATATAACAGATGATGTGTTAGGTTTTCTCACACCTGAGGATGTAACACGTCACATGATTGAAATTCAAGAATTACCAATTGAAAAAATAGAAAAACAAACAAACCAAAGTACAAACAAAATGAGCACACTAAAATTAGTTAGAGGAATAGCGTTCAGCACTGCTATCCTCGCAGCAGTAGGAATGATTTTTATAATGATTTATGGGCTCCAGGTGGGTCTTAATGATTATAATCTTCTTGGTTCTCTTGCAATCTTCTGTTTATCATCATTGTATGCTATTGCAGTTGATGCAGAGATTAGTAAAAGAAGCACTGAATCAGAAGCGATGAAGAAAGTTCATCAAACAACTATCAAACAGTGTATCTGGATGATGGTATTTCTGTTAGGTATGTCAACTCTTTGTCTGTTTCTATGAAATGGGCAAGGAGTTGTTCTATTACAGGTGAAGGGATGAATCAAGGATGGGTTGGAGATGATGGATGTGTGTATTTCAAATATGAAAAAGATGCACGCAAATGGTGTGTAAGCAGAGGATATAGAGATATAGACGATGCTTACGCTGATGATGTAATCTACTACACAGAATGGGAAGATTTTGAACAAGACGCTGAAGATTATGATAATTGAAAGACAGAGTATTGTATCTGGTAAGACTTATCAGATGGAATTAGATGTCACTCAACAGCAGTTGAATGATTTCTTTAATGGAAGACTTGGATTGATTCAAGAAGCATTTCCTCATTTGTCTATTGATGAACGTGAGTTTATCATATCTGGTATCCATCCAACAGAATGGAGAGAGTTATTTGGTGAATTAGAAGATTAAAAATAAAAACGCACATGAAAAAATCATTTATTGCAGTCCTATTCTTAGGACTAATTAGTGCATGTACTCCAGAGTACATCACAAAAGATCCTATTGATGGAACACCAATAGAGATTAGAGATAGGCAAGGTATCATTGAAGATGCTTTAAGAATTGGTACAGACAGTATATGTATTGTCACAAATGGAAGAAGCGAGTATTATCCAATAAGGTGGATGAATGAGAATACTACAACCTACTGGCAAGACACATTGAAGGATGGAAGTGTGAAAGCTGGAAGTATTACATATCGTGTAGTTTATACAAAAAACCTCATTGAGAAATGAAAAAACAAATTGACAAAAAAGCACTCAGTAGAGCCATTGTGTTCTACAGTTTGTTAGCAGCTCTAGCCATCACACTCACTGTGTGGTGGATTGAGTTCATTAAGTATTTTCCAGAAATTATATTTTAAGAATGAAAACGCATAGATTTTATAAAGAAGAAGGTATATGGTATATAGATCTTCCAGAGTTTCTCATGTTAGGACTTGGAACAAAGGCTAACTTGATGATGGTTGGAGGATCTGATACATATTTAGATAGACTATCAAACAATACTGGTGAGGTGACTGTGTCATTCTCAGATGTAAACTTTGAAGGTTCTACAGACACGTTGGATAGAACAAAACTAGGTCATGATGATATGTACTTAGACTCAGTGGGTCACGCAAGAGTTGATGGTGGTGCATACTACAAATCAATCATTGATGGTCATGAGTTATGGCTTTGTCCTGTTACAAAGTATGTATTTCAAGCAGATTATCCTCAACGTATCTACATAAAGAAAGAGAAATGAGTTTAGTAGAAAGTATTGATCATCATTTTAATGAAATAATCAAGGATAGAATGGTGTCTGAAAAGGACACCTTCTTTCTTTTATTAGGACCAAACGAGTTTCACTATTGTGAACCACAAACCAATGACTTCAAGTGTAAGTTTGGTGAAGCAGTTATCAAAAGAGATGCTTTACCTGAAGGATTTACACTAGCAAAGTGGAAGGTTACTTCTGTAAACAATGAAGAAGAAATGTTGAGTGCTTATGATGAATTCATGAGTAACAGGGAACAATAACATTGATTATTGTGCGCCTGCTGAGCATCAGAATAAACTGCTCAATTATTATAGCATTAAGTAAAATTAAAGCAAATAAACACACAATTAAAGCAAAAACGCACATGAAAGCACACCAAACAATTGCAGACGTGTTGATGGACATCAATACACCTGAAGCAACAAAGAGGTTCGTTGTGATTACAGATCACGAGAACAGTTTTTATTATTCCTATCCAGGAGAAGATGAATTCACTTCTCTAAAAGGACAGGCTTTTCTTACACGTACATTTATTCCTTTTGCAATAAGTGTACATCAAGAAGTGGGATCTCATTTTGTTTACAAATGGGATACAATGAATGAAGTGGTTGATCATTTTGACTTACTATTCAACTCTTAATAGCCATGAAAGTGAAGAATAAAGAACAACTCGACAACTTAATCATTACAATGGTTAAGCTTTATCCCACAAACCTCACTTACGCTTTTAAACGTGTTAGTGATGTCACTGGGGTTAAACCTTTGGTTATATCAAACAGATGGTACACCAATATTAGACATCGTTCTGAGGTGGTTTATAGAATAGTTACAGATGAGGTGGAAATTAAGAACACTAGAGTGATGAGGTCAGATATGATTGAGAAACTTATGAAAATCTTTAGGATATGAAACCACAACTGAAAGAACATATGAAAAATATGACAAGTTTTATTGCAATGATCTTAGCGTTTTACATATTTGTGTATTACATGATTACGCTAGTGTTGATAATAACGTGTAGAACATTGGAATTACACCCATCTTTGGGATTTCTAGCTCATGTAATAGCTTCGTTGACGATTCTATTAACAATATACATGTATGAGCCACGTAAAGACCAAAACAATAAAACTCACAGAAGAGGAGATAGAGAACTTTAGAGCAATTGCTGACAAGTTCAATGTCAAATTTCATGTTAAACAAGTAAAAAACAATTATCATGTTACAGCCCCTGAGGATAAACTAATCCAATGGGGCTATTACGAATAGAGTTATGAGCGCATTCACAGAAGAAGAAATAGACACTCTCATAGAATTGTGGCGTGATAAGCTTACAATAAAAGAGATGGCATGGACAATGAAGAAAAAGCCTACACAAGTGTATTATCAGCTTAAGAAGCGTTCATTAGTAGGGTAAATATTGGGTTTGATGTTAATTAAGTCGCCAGTGCTTTCCAGTGGCAAACTAGTCAGGTGGTGGAATGGAGACACACATTGGAACTGCTTGTAAAAGTAATGGCACATTGAGATAACCTTAGATGTGCGTGTAGGTTCAAATCCTACCCTGACTACACACTAAAAACAAAACACATGGAACTACTAATTAGCATATTAATTGTCACCAGCATTTCTACATTCATTGCTGTATTTTGGGTGAGAGGCATAAATTACATGCATGAGAATCATCCTGATTACAAAGGAGAAGATTTGTTTGATGAAGATTTGAATAAAAATAAACAAACGCACACATGAAACAGACAGCAGTAGATTGGTTGTTCAACAGATTATGGGAAACACCAAAAGATAAGTTTGCATGGCAAAGCATTTTGAAAGAAGCCAAGGAAAGAGAGAAGATGCAAATTGAGAGGGCAAATTTAAACGGTGCATCTGCTACTCTTTTGCACAAATTTGAATTAGGAAAGTATTATAACGAAACATACGGAGAAAATGCCTGACATAACAATGTGCCCAGGGACAAATTGTCCCCAGAAAGAAAAATGCTATAGATTTACAGCAAAACCTAGCGAATATATGCAATCATACTTTATGGAAGCTCCAATTAAGGATGGTAAGTGTGATATGTATTGGGGAGAGAACGCAGAGAGAATCTGGAATCAACTCAAAGATATTGTTGAAGGAAAAGAATAAATGTCCAGTTTTAATCGCTGGACATTTTTATTTTAGCATTATGGAAGTCTATTTAGGAAAACAAGCGAAGAGCCTATTCTATGGCAGAGATATTCCCATTGATTCAATAGGAGTGTTTCAGTCACATGTAGGAGAATGGTTGTATTGGTTCAACGATGGTTGGACGTATGATACAGGGTTTGCTGACACAGAAGTGGAGGCAATGGAAACAGCAAAAAGAAATTTTAAAGCACGTAAAAAAGAAAACGATGAAGAAACTATTTAAAGCACGAGAAATTCAAAGAACAGGAGACTTAGCACCAAGAGGCGTAAAAAGCACAATTAGAGGAACCTACGGGTTCAATGAAGTATTTGAACATATATTCACTGAAGCAAGAAAACCAGATCCATCATGGAAAAACAACTAAACACTTACAAGCATTGGGCAAATTCATATCTGGACAAGGACAATGCAGACAAATTCTTTGCTAATATGGCAAATCAAGAAGTATCAATAGATCCTTCAACTGTGAATGTATTCGAGAATGAATTTCTTTATTCTGCATTCGTTTGGGAGAAATCAAACGAAGGTCATAATTATTGGATGGATATTCAAGATAAACTAGACAAAGACAATGGCTGGGTCATTATTTGATATGAGACATCTCATGTGGTTAGAGGCTAACTTAAAGGTTAGCTTCTACCAACCTGAGAAACTTGAGCAGGGTATGATCTTTATGAATAGTTTATATCCAGGAACAGACAAAGAGTTTGTTGAGCTATGGTTGCTTGAAGAAGACATAGTTGAAGAAGAGTATGACAACTTTGTCAACAAGAATGGTTTTCCTGTTGAGATAATGGTTACATTAGAGATGAACAATCCTGATGAGCCTGATTACATCGTTGCATATTTTCCAGAAATAGGATGGATTCATCAGGATGATGACTCAATCAGAGAGTTTGATATTGATGATGCTAACTGGATTATTCAGAATAATAATGGTGTGGTGCATGTACTAATTGATGAACAAGCTTATGATCAAGATGGTACAATCTACACCATCACAGAAGACCAAGAAGTTATCATGAAGTATCAATTTGACGATGATATATATGAAGATGATCATGATTGGGATGAATACTTGGAAGACTAATTAAAATTATGTATTTTACTAACGGAAAAAGTTATGAATTTATACTTGTCAACATTTCTAATATTTCTGATTCCCACTGTACAATTGAATATTAACAGTGAGACAATGTCCTTTCAATACATCTATGAAAGTGATCAAACAACAAGGTCATTAATTGAGAAGTTTGAGGGAATAAAGTTAACTGCTTATAAATGTCCATCAGGAATTCCAACAATTGGAATGGGTTCTACTCGCTATGAGGATGGGACAAGAGTGAGAATGGGAGATGAAATCAGTAGGAATAGAATGAATGAGCTTTATAATTTTCATGTAAATCAAACAAGAAGACAGTTAGAAAACTTAGTAGAAACTAAACTTAATCAGAATCAAAAATCTGCATTAATTAGTCTTTTGTACAATGTTGGATATGGAAATTTTAAAAAGTCAAAACTTTTAAGAATGATAAACACAAATCCTAATGATCCTAGAATTCAAAAAGAATTTATGCATTTTACGACATCAAGAGGAAGAGTGTTAAAAGGATTAAAAAAAAGAAGAATCGAAGAATTAAAATTGTATTTCACAAAAAACTAAAATTATGGCAGTAGAAATTTATTTAGAACCTGAACTAGAAGAGATGGTTGGTTCTGTAGAAGTAACAGAAGAGTGGAAACAGCTTGCTGAAGAACTTGGTATGGAAGGTCAGTTGAAACTGATTACACCAAAGTCAGGAGAAGAGAGTGATAAGAATCCTTCTCCATACATCCACATGAACGCTAAAGCAGAGCGTGTATTTGCAATCCTTTGTCCAGAAGTGGTTGATTACAAGAAATATGACAAGTCTACCATCCCAAGAGATGTATTGAGAGAAATTGCTATGGCTGAAAGACTGAAATTCTTTGATAAGATTTGTATTTGGTATGATGACGCTTCTCCAGATCCTCTTGTAGTTGGTTACATCAAGGTAGGAACCTATGAGTATGTAAAACACATGATTGCTAGATTTGGTGATGAGCTTCTTCCATTTGAAGAATTAGAACGTAAGTCCATCAATAGACTCAAGAAGAGAATGACAGATAAGCTGAAATCTAGCCTGTCTGCAATTGATTCTACAGTGGATGAATTCTTCAATCCTACTAGATATAATTCAGAAGTTTTGAGAATTGAGTTTACAGGTGTTACATACAACCATAGATGTGGTAGTTAATGAATGTCTTAATCTATGACATAGAAACTCTAAAAGAAATGTTTCTCGTGGGGATTTATATTCCTCACGAGAACACATATCATGAGTTTGAGGTGAGCAAAAGCAAATACGATCTAGATAGGTTTGTGGAGTTCTCAGAGAGGTATAAAGACTTCTATTGGGTGGGTTACAACAATCTAAGATTTGATAGCCAGGTAGTTGAATGGATCTTGAGAAAGTGTCATGACTGGGGAGAAAAATCTAATCTAGAAGTAGCAGGTATGATTGCTCAGAAAGCGCAGGATGTTATTCATGATGCTAATTATGATGTGTTTGCTGAATATCGTGAAGAAGATCTTACACTCAAGCAGATTGATTTGTTCAAGATACATCACTTTGACAATAAGAACAGGCGTGTTAGTTTGAAGAGACTAGAGTTTGAAATGGATCTTGAGAACATTGAAGAGATGCCAATTCACCACACAAAAGTGGGAATGACTCTAGAAGATAGAAAGCTCACACGTCAGTATTGTAAGAATGATGTTATGGCCACTTATGAGTTTTACAAGGTGACCATAGGTGAAACAGATCATCCGTTGTACAAGGGTAATGATCAGATACAGCTAAGACTTGATATAGAAAAAGAGTTTGATATTCCATGTATAAACTATTCAGATAGTAAAATTGGTGATGAGATCATCAAGAAATACTATTCTGAAGAGAAGAAGATTGATATCAAAACACTTCCTAGAAAAGGTCACTTTAGAAAATATATCTTCATTAGCCAGTGCATAGCTCCGTATGTACAGTTCAAGACTGTCCAACTCACAGAGTTTCTTAAGAAGATTAAGAAGATGCGTCTGGAGCTCACAGATGATTTCAAGGAACATATACACTTCTATGACAACGTGTATTCGTTCATGAAAGGTGGATTGCACACAGAAAACAAACCAGAAGTTTTTGAGGAGGATGAAGATCATCTAATCATTGACTGGGACGTTTCTAGCTACTATCCTGCCATTATCATCAACAATAAGCAGTATCCATATCATTTAGGTAAAGAGTTCCTTACAGGCTATAAAAAGATGTATGAGAAACGTCTTGAACTAAAGCCCTTTGCAAAGAATGATAAGAAGATTAAAGGTATTGTTGGTGCGTTGAAGCTTGCTGTAAACTCTGTGTATGGTAAATCTAGTGACATGAATAGTTGGATATATGATAGACAACTAACTATGTTTACAACCATCACAGGAGAATTGTCCTTGATGATGCTTATTGAAGCGTATGAAACTAAAGACATACGTGTGATATCAGCAAATACTGACGGTGTTACAATCCATATTCATAAAAGCAAACTCGCTGAGATGAATAAGATTAATGACTGGTGGTGTAAGATTACAGGATATGAGCTTGAGAGAGCTGATTACAAAAAGATTATATTCTCAACAGTTAATGACTACATAGCAATCAAAACAGATGGAGAAATTAAAAAGAAAGGGGATTTTCTCACGGATTTTGAACTTCATAAAAACAAATCCGCCAGAATTGTCCCTCTTGCTCTTGAGTCTTACTTTGTTAGTGGTGTTCCTATTTCTGAAAGTATTATTCTTCATAGAAATCCTTTTGATTTTTGTATAAGACAGAAATCAACCAGTGATTTTCATTATGAGGGATATAGAAAAGGAATGGAGCCATCCATTTACAATAAGCTCATTCGTTACTATGTAACAAGTGGTAGCGATGGTGAGAAACTATTGAAAATCAAGAACCAAGATTCACAGTCAACTGCACCAAACAGTTCACAAGTAGAGGCTGGTGATTGGTTATGCAAGGTGGTGAATAATCTTCCTGCAAACACAGATGTCAAATCAATGAATATCAATTATCAGTATTACATTGATAAGGCTGAAAGTCTTGTGTTGAAGATTGTTACAAAAGGTAAAAAGCGGAAAGTAGAAAGAATAGCTAATCAAATTTCTTTATTTTAATTATGGAAGAAGAAAAATCTTACACACAAATAGAAACACTACCTCCTGTTAACTTTATTCCTGTACATTTAAGATCAATGAAAATTCCAATAACAAGAGGAAGCAGATACTTCGATCTGTATGGTGTAGTGCATGTAGTGATATACTCTAAGCCAGATGTGATTAAGTTGATGCCGCTCAAGGACAATGCAATGATTGACGTTTGGGATGTTGATGAGTTTAAGAACCAAGTGAGGCTTCTAAAGTTCACACATGTCCCACATCCTCCAATAAGTAGAGCAAATGTTTCAGAACATCTTCTGGAATATCAATTCAATATTATTGGTAAGACGATGGCTAACACTGTTACAGAAACAGAATGGAAGAAAGAATGGAAACTGACTAAGAAGCAAAAGGAAATATTCAAAAGTTATGCCCTTGGAATATTAAAAAAAGTTTTTAGATTCAACGGTGCAAAGGCTCGCGAAACATACGAGTTTTTTGATAAAAACTTTGGACTTCTAACACTTTGAGTCATGGCCAGTTTTCTTCTGATCTATTTTTTGTTTAGCACTGCATCATTAATTGCATTAGTAGAATTTATAATTAAACATGATAGAAAACGATGAACACGAACGAAGATTACGAACACGAACACGTTAGAGAAGCTGCTATCATACGATTGCAGCTGAGAGAAGAAGTGGAACAAGCAAACCACGAGTATGAGAAAATAAAACCTGCAAAAATCATCGTAACCACAGAGAAGAACAATGAAGTTCAATGTGACACCCTCCCATTTTGAACAACTTCTCAAACAATCCTATAGTCTAGATCACATTTTCTTATTGAAGCTTGTAGAGGCCAATGTTGACATGCAACCATTAACAGATGGAAGTATGAAAATAGCTGGCCTCTATCAGTCTTTGATCAGGAAAGGTCTTGTCTCTGATGTAACACAAGAAGTTACTCAGCTAGGAAGAGAGTTGTTAACATTTGCTGATTCAGAAGTTAAACAGCCTATGAAAAAACTGAAGCAAAAATCATCAGACTTTGAAAGCTGGTGGAATGCATTTCCATCTACAGATAACTTTGAGCACAAAGGAAAGAAGTTTCCTGGATCAAGAGCGTTGAAGAGAGCTAGAGAAGATTGTAGAATCAAATTCAATAAGATTCTTGCTGAAGGGGAGTATGTTGCACAAGACATCGTTGATGCTACTAATCTAGATGTATATCTAAAGAAGGAAGCTTCTTTACGAAGTGGTGATAATAAGCTTAGCTTCTTACAGAATAGTCTCACCTATCTTGTACAGAGAAGTTTTGAGCCGTTTATAGAGATGATTAAAACAGGAGTGGAAATACCTAACGCACAAACAAAAAGATCAGTGGATATATGAGTTTTGACGCACTTAAGAAAGAAGTAGACAATGGTCTAAATGGTAGGAACAATGGTATTCCTATGGGATTTCATCGTCTTAATAGATACATAGGCATTCGTAAGAGAATGTACTTTGTAACAGGTGGTTTGACAGGCTCAGGTAAGACTAGCTTTGTTGATGATGCGTTTGTTTTGAATCCTTATGACTGGTATATCAGTCAGAAAGACCCAAAATTCAAACTTCGTATCATATATCGTTCAATGGAGCGTAGTAGAACATACAAACTTGCCAAGTGGGTGTGTAGAAAGATCTTCTTAGATCATGGCTATATCATTCCTGTGAGTAAGTTGTTGGGCTGGACTGAAAAGATGACAAAAGATGAACATGACATATTTCTATTGTATAAAGACTACATGGAACAGATGGATGATGTCATCACAATCATTGATGGTCCAGAGAATCCTGTTGGTATTGCTAAAGACTTGAGAAGTCATGCATTGAAACATGGGACTATTGAACAGCTTGATGAATACAACAAGATTTACATTCCTAATGATGAGAACGAAGTGACTATTGTTGTTGTAGATCATTTAGGATTGCTCAAGACTACTAAAGAGCTCACCACAAAGAAACAAACTATTGACAAGATGAGTGATGAACTCAGATATGCAAGAGACTTCTATGGTTATACCATTGTGGCTGTGCAGCAGTTCAATCGTGACATATCTAATCCTATTAGAATCAAGAATGGTGATGTAGAACCGCAGCTAGAAGACTTCAAAGAGTCATCAGTTCCTCAAGAAGATGCTGACGTTGTGCTAGCACTATTTGATCCTATGAGATATAAAGTGTCTGATCCTAGTGGTTACAATCTTGACAAGCTGATTGATGAATATGGTGGTAAGTATTTTAGATCACTAAGACTCATCAAGAACAGCTATGGTGAAGATGATGTGAGAATTGGTCTTGGCTTCTTGGGCCAGATAGGTATGTTCAAGGAACTTCCCAAGAGGAAGGATATGACAGATGTAGATTATGAAAATGTTGTAAACAAAAGCTTCTTCTTAAATGATCAGCATAGCTCAACATTGCGATAAATGTAAAAACATCACGAGTCACACTCTGAATAATGGTGTGATTTTGTGTTTGAAATGTAAAAAGCAAACAAAACTGAATAATAATGAAAAGAGAACAGTTAGTAAAAATTCTGAAAGAACTACAGAGTGATGAATATGACCCTGAAGAAGTTGCAAAAATGAATAAAGAACAGATAGTGGAAGCTATTATTGAATGTGCATTATATTACAAATACAATAACAATTAAAACAAACCAAAAAATTATGAATGTTTACGAGAGTACACTAGAAAAATTACCAGAGGTATTTACATCTCACACTTACTTAAATGTATTAAGAAAGTCAAGCTTACCAAAGAATGTGATTGAGCAAGGACATCACATTGATTTTCTTGCAGAAAGATGTAAAAGAATCACTCCAAAGACATGGAGAAAAAGATTTACAGAAGAAACTGTAAAGCCTGCTGAAGTTTCAATTACTGTGAATCAAGTGGAAAATAAAACAACTCCACAACCTTCACGAATTGAAGAAGCCATCTCTCTTCTAAAGTCAAACGGATACAAGATTTACAGAACAGAACTTGTTGAAGTTTAATGACTCTAAGAGACCAAAGACAAGCTGAATTTGCAAAAGCTTGGAAGGACAAAGGAGAATATGGTATTCTTTATTTGTGTCCACGATTTGGTAAGATTAGAACCAGTATCAATATCTTGAAAGAGTTTCCTGATAATGCCACTGTGCTTATTGCTTATCCAGACAACAAGATTAAACAATCTTGGTTGGATGACTTTGAAGTGTTGAATTATGAAAATCCAAACATCACGTTCACTACACATCTTTCATTGAAGAAGTATGCGAACAAATTGTTTGATCTAATAATCATTGATGAGATACATCTACTGAGCGAGGCTCAGATTGATGTGTGCCAAGAACTTCTTACAGACAATAAGAAAGTATTAGGGTTAACAGGAACTCTTTCTAGAGATACAAAGAATGCATTGTCAGACTATTTAGCACTGAACATTGTTGCTGAATATCCTCTTGAAAGAGCAATAGAAGAGGGTATTATTGTAGACTATCAAATCACTGTTGTTACTACACCATTAGATAACATCACTAAGCAAATGTTTGGAACCAAATCCAAAACAGAGAAGCAGCAGTACGATAGTTATGGATGGGTGATTAACAAGATGCAGTCAGAATACAGAGATACTATGTTTCTTAGACTAGCAAGGATGAGACTCATACAATCTTCTTTAGCAAAGAAAAATCTTACCAAGAAGTTAATTAGCAAGCACCAGGATGAGAGAATGCTCATATTCTGTGGTGTAACAAAGGTGGCTGATGATTTAGGAATTCCTTCCTATCATAGCAAGTCCAGCGAAAAGAAAATGTTCAACGATTTCGCTGAGGGAAAAGGTAATCACATGGCTGTTGTAAAGATTGGTAACACAGGTGTGACATATAAACCCTTGAATCGTGTAGTGATTAATTACTTTGATAGCAACAGTGAAAACCTTGCTCAGAAGATACAGAGATGTACAGCTATGGAATATAACAACCCTGATAAAAAAGCTCAGATATACATCATATCAAGCAATGAACAGGTGGAGTTGAAGTGGTTGCAGAAGTCTTTGGAATTCTTTGACAGAAGTAAAATTAAGTTCATTGACTCTAGGAATTTATAACTAAAAAAGTTAAATTTACTAATCAAGAAAATTAAAAACTAAAACTAAAAGCAAATGGCAAGTAAACTGATTGGGATTGTTGGAGAAACATCCACAGGAAAATCAACATCAATCAAACACCTAAATCCAGATGAGACTTACATCATCAACGTAGCCAAGAAGGAACTTCCCTTCAAAGGTTCTGAGAAGATGTACAGCGCAGAAAAAAAGAATTACAAAGAAGTGGATGATGCCAACGAAATTTCTAGGCTTCTAAAAACCATTTCTGAAAAAGCACCACACATCAAGAACATCGTGATTGAAGATTCAAACTACATCATGGGTTTCACTATGGTTTCTAAAGCTACAGAAACAGGCTATCAAAAGTTCTCTATTATGGCTAAGGACATGGTGGATTTGTTTAGAACAGCAAGAATGCTCAGAGATGACATTGTTGTGTTCTATTTCACTCACCCAGAAGTGATTGAGGATTCTGGTGAAATCATTGGTTACAAGATTAAAACAGCAGGTAAGTTGATTGACAACCAAGTGTTGTTAGAAGGTTTGATGACTGTGTGTCTTTACACTCTTGTAGAAGAGCAGAAGGATGGTACAGCTACGTACAACTTTATAACTAACAGGTTTAGAAAGATGCCAGCTAAATCACCAGATGGTATGTTTTCTGAATTGAAAATTCCAAACAACCTTCAAGTTGTTGTGGATAGTGTAAATGAGTATTATAAATAAAACAATTAAACAATTAAAGCTATGTCAGGAATTGGCGGATCAAAAAGAGAAAGAAAAGAAGGTGGAAGCGAGTTTCCAAAGAAAGTTGGCTTATTCGAAGCTAGTGTCATCGCAATCAATCCAACGATTGAGCAGTACAAAGACATTCTTGGAATCGAATTGAAAGAAGATAGCAAAGCAACTGAATATCTTGGTGAGAGTAGAGATGGTAACACTACCATTAGAATTAGCGTCTGGTTGAAAGACGTTAAGTCTGGTCAAAATTTCAACATCAACTACTTTCTAGAAGATAAAGAGCGTGAGAACAAAGATGGGACCAAAAAGCAATATATTAATCAACTAGGACTTTGTGCTTGGGCAGCTGATGAAGATGGTCTAGCTCAGTGGTTCAAAGGAACTCCTGATAATCCAAAAGATTTCAGAGTGGCTTATGTTGGTGAAGAGGAATTCTATGAGTTTCTACGCAACTGGTTGTGTGAACTAGACTATAGCAGAAATGATACTACGCTTTCTTTAGATTGGAAGAAACTAATTAGGGGAAATGTAAGAGAGATTACTTCTCAGATCAATGGTGAGTATTGTGGAAACTTTGTAGCAATGGCTACAATCACTACCAGAGAGAAAGATGGTGAGTTGAAAGAGTATCAAAGCGTGTACAACAAAGCATTTCTTCCAGCATATTCTTTGAAGCAGTTCAGACTAAAAGAGAATGATTATAATGATTCATCTCGTGTCAGTGCACTACTTACTAAGAAGTCAAAAGATCTTCGTCCACACGAAAGATTTGTTGTTAAGATTGCTGGTGAGTATGGATGTAAAGACTACTATACATTTAAAGACTTGCACGATTATGATCCAGAAATGAACATTGCAGCATCAGATAAAGTAATTGCTGACGATGATGCTGATTATTGATAAATAATCTTTTAAATTCAAGGCTCTCAGCAATGGGAGCCTTTTTTATTTACACACTATGGCAAAAGTAATTTGGATACCTGGAAGCATTGGGGAACTACTTGATAAAGTGAGCATCCTCAATATTAAACGTGTCATGATTAGTGACACAGAGAAGCTAGCAATGGTAAAGGATGAGCTACAAGAGTTAATGGATGTAGCCACACCTTTTTTAGAAAACAAAGAAGTAGAAGAGCTGTACGATCTTCTCCTAATGGTGAACAAAAATCTATGGGATGTAGAAGATGTCCTGAGAAAAATGGAAGCTAACAAACAATTTGATGAAGAATTTATTGCAAAAGCCAGAAGTGTCTATTTCCTTAATGACAGACGATTTGAACTGAAGAGTAAGATCAATGGTGCTATGGGATCTAGAATAAACGAGGTGAAACAATATGTGAATTATCAATGATTACTGGGGAGAAAAAAGTATTCGAACAACTAAATTTTGAAACTGTACTTTCTAAAATATCTGAGTATGATATATTCAGATGGTACATGCCTAATAAGAAGTGGGAAGTTAATAGAACAACTTATTCTCCATTCAGAAATGAATCTAGGCCCTCTTTCACAATCTATTCTAAAGATGGTAGATTATTCTATCTTGACTTTTCAGATCCACACTACAGAGGCAATTGCTTTAATTTCATAATGCAGTTGTTTAATGTTAGTCATATTGAATGTTTAGAAATGATAGATAAAGATTTTAATCTAGGAATCAGAATAAAGAAAAGAGATGATCTACCTAGTCATACAGAGATTGTTTCTAAGTATAAACAGCCTGAGAAGTTAGAAAAGAAGTATTCACACATTCAAGTGATCACTAGAAAATTCACTAACGAAGAGCTAGAATACTGGAATCAATATCATCAAGACATACAAGATCTAAAGGATAATAACATCTATTCTATCAAGAAACTTTATTTGAATAGAAGCATCATCCATCTTAAAGAAACTGAACTTAGGTTTGGTTACTTCTATGATGGTCATTGGAAGATTTATAGACCTTTCAGCAAAGATTCTAAATGGTTTCCCAACAATACACCAATCACTGCTATGGATGGTAAGGATAATCTTGACAAAACCAAGATGGCTTTCATAAACAAAAGTAAGAAAGACTATATGGTGATGAAGAAGATCTATCCTCATTCATGCGCTGTTCAAAACGAAGGAGTGGCTTGCTTCTCTGAAGAAAATATTGACTTCTTGAAACACAACTCAAGCAGCCAAATCCTTTCTTTTGACAGTGATGTTCCTGGTGTAAAGAATTCTAAAATGGTAACAGAGATGTTCAACTTTGACTATTGTAATGTACCAAGGTACTATCTACAAGAAGGAATCAAAGATTGGGCAGATCTGGCAAAGAAGTATGGAATGCAAATTATTGAACATTATTTAAAACAAAAATTTATAATACCATGAGCGGAGAAGTAAAAGAGTTAGTGGCATGGTGCGCAGAGCGTGCCAAAAATTGCCCATCATTAAAAGAAGAGATACAAGATCTGCTAGACCTAGCAATCAATGAGATTGAAGAAGGAGGATCAATGTATCATGAAATAAGCCTATGCATGGCAGATGTAGAAGAACTAATCAAAGAAAACTGTAATTAATTATGTCAACTTATTCAACAACTAAATATTTTCTCACAGGTACGGAACTTCCTAAAGAAACAAGAACATATAAGCCTGTTTCACATGGTCAACTAATTGACCTCACCCTGGAGAGCATTCATCAAGCA